ATCCCCAGCGTCGTGTATCGTAACAGCCGAGTCGATCTGCTCTTGGATACCGACAGTTGCCCGGAAGACACGAATGAGTGGTGTGCTAAGTTCGACAGCATTAGTTGTGAGTGTGCCGTCAAGCATTACGAACTGGTTCTTCAGTTCCCAGTTAGCGTCAAGCCCTGCTATGTTGATACGACCACCACGCATAGCCTCCTGATCTACAGCCTGACTGATGTGCGTGATCGTAGCTGTCGTTGGGTACGGGTACGGTGAGCTACCTGTCCAGATGTCTTCCTCTGTATCAGCCGCGATGTCTTCGTTCTCTCCGAACTTGTTGATGTGCGCAATACCGGGATAGCATCCCATAGAGATGAGCAACATATCGTCGGTCATCGGTACTAGGTTTCTATCTGTTGGTATAGTCGTTCCCACTAGGGCTCAGGCCTCTCGATGATGTCTGTTGCTACGTTCTCTTGTGCTTGGGTTCCGAGCTTAGCGGTCTCTTGCTGCTCTGCTATCGTCTCTTGCTGCTCTGCTATCCGGATGTTGTCTTGAACTAGCTCGTACTGTGTAAGGCCTAGGTTCTCTTCCATCATCTCAGCGATCTTCTTGCCTGAGATATGGGTAGATACTGCTGGGTCTTGGTAAGCTGCTGAGTTGATAAACCCTAGGAGGTTCTGCACTGTCTGTGCTTGCTTAGCAAAGTGCCTTGCTCCTATGGGGTAGATCTTCCCTTTAGAGTTGATAACCTCTGGAGTGAGCTGTAGGAACTGCACCACTCCAAAGTCTTCATTCTGTACCGCTACCATCTCGGTAGCGTTGATGTTCCTACGTGCGCTCTCTAGGAACTGATTCAGCAGGGGCTCTACAAACTCCTCTTCGAAGTATGTGATCTTCTGCTGGAACAGCCTACCGGCTGCACTCTGGAGCTCTCCGAATTCGAAGGCTGTCTTCTCACCCGGTGTCCGGATGCCCATCGCTTCACGAGGGGCTCCGACTAGCTGCTCCATGTCTTGCATCATCTGGTTCTTCTGGAAGTCAGCGTTGAGTGCTGTAGCGTCAGGGCGTAGTATGTCTACGTTAGAGTCTACGTCTCCGAAGATACGTTCTCCCGGCCCCCACTCCCAATCCTCTACCAAGCCTCGCTGGTAGACTACTGGGTGAGCAATCTGGTCGAACACATCGGCCTTAAGGTTCTCTAAGTGATCCAGTCGGTACTGCATACCAACCAGATTATCTAGTGGCCCCATAGCCATTAGGTTGTCAGGCCGTAACCTCCACCCTACGTGCTCTTTGTTTGTTCTGCCTAGCCATGAGTCTATCGGTGTATCCGATACGACCTTGCGCCTGTCCATAACAATGACTCGACGGTTAGTCTGTACTTCACCTGTGTCAGCGTTGTACGTATCTCCCTCGTACTCTAAGAGCTCGACCATGTCGGAAGAGTAGTACTGTGATAGACTGCCGAATCCATCAATGACGAGTCCTTCGGACTTATCCAAGTCGGAATCGGAATATGAGTTCAGATCGACCCTGACTTTGTGTCTATCCGTAAGTGCTTCTGTAACCCATGCGAATGCAGGGTCAGTACTTGCGGCGTGTTGTAGAGATCCCATGCTAACGATGGTTCTCGTGATCTTAGCTGCGTCTCTAAATGTAGAGGCAGAGACATCGAAGTAGATGTCGTAAGGGCTGATACGGTGGAGGCGAGGGCCGTTGTAGACCGAGACGGAGTCGCCATTAGGGAGCTCGTGGACTTCTGATTCATAGGTTACTTCCGCGAAGGCGTTGCCGTAGTCGATGTAGTCATACAGTGCTTCAGCAATGATAGCCTTGAACTTGGACTCTCTGATCTTCTGCTTCATGTAGCCTTCGATCACTAGAGCGTTCTCTTTAGATACACCGGCTTCTGTTGCTGACTCCCACTTGAACCAGTTGTCATGTGGGAAGAGAGCTGCTAAGTAGTTAGCGTGTAGGTTGTCCCTGATCTGACAGATCTTAGGGATGCTAGTCTTGTTCTTCCACGGGAGCTTAGCGTTAGTCGTCTGTGTAGTGTCCGTCTGGAAGATGTAGTTCCGGAGCTCTTTCATGCTATCGTTCCACGGATTCCTTTCGATTCTCCAAGAGACGTACTTGTTTGTGACGAAGTGAGCCATGTGCTCCGGTTGAAGGAGTCCGTTGATCTCTAGAACTTGTTTGTTTACCTGTGCCATTGTTGTATGCTATGCCCGTATGGTTTACGCTGCAACACCGCCGAAGCGACTATGCGATGTTATAGTACGTTGACTACGCCTTAAGCCGTGGTTCATTGGGATCCGCATGATCCCCATGACCGAGTGTAGTGCATCCTTAATGTCATCGAACGCTGGGTTGTGCTGTATAAGCTCTTGCTCGAGATCCTCACACAGGCCACCGTAGTAGTGCCAGATGCTCATGTTCTCGTAGCGGGGCTTCAGCTGGTTGAGCATACGCTCCTCCTTAGAGCCCATAGTCCTTGTAGGACGGAAGTCCTCTACCGATAAGAGCAACCCTTCCTGCCTGATGTCATCCTTAAGCCTCTCGGCTATGATGGACTGAGCAGCTGTTACCTCTGCCCTGATCTTCTTGAATCCCCACTTCATGTGGGCTTCCCTGACCATGTCGTAGTATCTGGCCGTCTTGTTCGTGCGCTCACGCTTGATATCCAGTACGAAGATGTTACCCTCGTGGTCAACACCAATGACTATCAATACTGTGTAGTCAGCTGTACTCCGCAAGCTGTATGCGAAGTCAATGGCAGCGAAGACTGCTAAAGGCTTCCCGTTGTATGTCCACACTCCGTCTCGCTTCTGAATCATCTCTCTGTTGTAGTACTGGAAGTACTCACTAGAGATAGCTTCATTATGGGGGTCATTAGGGTTGTTGTAGTACTGAGCGTGGTACTGTGTCCTGTCCAAGTACTTAGCTCTCTTGAGGGCTAGTACCTGTGCGTTAAAGCCAAACCATTTGCCATCACCGCGCTGTTGACGAGGCCAGAGGTATTCTCCGGTGCCGTCGCCCATGTCCTCTACCTCTTTCTGGTAGACCTCATAGACAGGTGCAGTGTCTAGTACATCTCCGTGTTCGTTGACAACATCTACTGATGTCTTGACTAGTACACCGTACAGATCCTTAGGATGGTACCGTGTACCTACGATCCACTCCCTCGCGTCCGTCGTCTCAATCGACGCGAGTAGTGAGTACTGGCTTTCGACTTTCTTTCTTCCGTCGCGGGTATATGCGTTTTCATTGACAACGACATCGTCAAGCACTGCGATATTGCAGTGTAAACCTGTAATTGAAGTAGTGAGTCCCGCAGTGAACACTGTGGAGTCCCTAACTCCTTCCGTGGTTCGCAAAGGATGATCGACGTTAATTTCCGCATTAGTCCACTTGTCTCGTTTGCCTTCCTCCGGATGAATCATATCCGGCCAGAACTTTGTGTACTTGGGGTGTTCCAAAATGTCTTTGATGAACTTGAGCTGTTTCTCAGCTAGTCCCGATGTTGCAGAGATATACAAGATAGTGATCGAAGGATCCCTTGTAATCTCCCATGCACATCGGTACGCAACCATTGTAGACTTCTGATGATCTCTAGGGATCAAGGCCATCTGATGATCACCGGCATCGTCACGGCACCACCATTTGATGAGCTCCTCGTGGCACTTACCCAACACTCTATGCGGCGCGACCAACCTGATGAATGTCAGGAGGTCGTCTTCTGCCGCTTGCTTGATAAGTGCTAGGTTATCCACTAAGGGGCGAGCCTTAAGACTGCACACCTGTTCTGAACGTCACCATATACCCAGAGGGTCTGAGCGTCTGCACTCATACCCATGCCAATAGGGTTGTTGTTGGCGGTGCCCGTCAGAGTAATTACGTTAGCAGGGACGGATGTATATGTCATTGTACTCAGGTCGGCGGCAGTAGACATCACTCCCATGTGAATCTTACCTGCGCCTACGGCATTACTCATGTACATCTTAGTGCCCGAAGGATCAAGACAGACTGCCTTGGACTCCGTGGTAGCAATTTTCCCAAGCATAACGGTCGATGTGGTAATGCTGCCAGCACTCGATAGGTCGTTAGCAGTACCAAGAGTAACCATTTGTACCTTGCCGGTCTTATCGCAAGCGATCAGGTTTGCCCCGGCGTGGTCAAGGAATATGTCTGTTATAGGGTTAGCAAGCCCAGTGAACTGTATGCTAGCATCTGAGGCTCCCATACTTGTTAAGTCCCAAGCAGAGCTTAGTGGCCTCGAGTAGACGTAGTTAGTGCCGCAATAGAAGACTCTGGTGCCAGCGTCAGTGATAGCAACGCCTTCAGGCGGTGGGCCTACATCTGAGCTGACATTGGTCTGGGTCAGCGTGGAGATGTCCCCCGGCGTACTCATAGTGCCAAGTATCAGGTAGTCCCCGTCATTCTCACCGTAGAGGGCATAGGTCTCTGTAGAGTCTACGTGAAAGCCCATCGGCCCCCACGAGGGAGAGATATCCAAGATTATGTCACCAGCAACCGGCCCGGTTGCAAAGTCCATGATGTCTGGGCCTACAATAGTGGTAGCAAGGCTGCCAGTGAAAGGCTCACTGGTATCAGTGATGCCAGCCACTACTAAGTGCTGATGCCACATGTCGTCTATCGACCCTGTATAGCCTTCGGCCCTAAGGGCTGCAAAGACATCACCGGGCTTAGAGAGCTCTGCTCCTGCGCCTGTTAGTTCTTGGATCCTAAGGTCTGATGCCCTAGGGGGCCATACGTGGCCTCCGTCTGAGGCAGCCATTACTTAACCATACCGATTCGTAGCATATCTTCCTCTAGTTCTTTCTCTGCCGCTGTGACTCGTTTGAGATGGCCTTCTTTCTCAGCCTTAGTCGGACGACCCCTCTTGACTGTTTCACTTTCGCCATATCGCGCTGCAAGCCATTTAGATGCTTGGATAGCTGAAGGGGATCCGGGGTCATTTGCTATGTGTCCTTTCATCTCGTGGTACCTAGTGCTCTCCATCTTGACTTGGAGCTCTAAGCGCCACGGGGTAATGAGTTGTGTGAACCATTTGCTCTTAGTGATGAGCACCCAGTGCTCCCAAGAGCCAAAGAGTTGAATCGCCACCTGATATTCTGTAGGATCACTTATTTCCATGTACTTGCGGTATAAACTGAAGTACGTCTTACCATTCTTAGTGAAATCGTAAGACTTCGTTGTAAAGAAAGCGGGGTACGAGCCATGAGGGGTCTCAATGAACAAAGACTTAGTCCGGAACCGGCCTTGCGTGTCCTTGAAGGACTCGAAGATGTCCCCGCTTAGTGCAATCTGTGGACTGCTTGCAGGTGCAGTCGCTAAGCCCCCTACGGGGGCTGCTGAAGAACTACTCAAGTGATGTCTTCATGATGTCAGCGCATTGAGGATCCTTTTGGCGCTCTTGAGCACCCGTCCTCCTTGACTCGAGCTCTTGTTGACAGCTTTGTCGCGCCCAGCGCGTTCTTTAGCCATCTTCTGCTCGAGTTCTTTAGCGTTTGCTCTCGTTCCAGCTATAAGCCTCTTGGCTGATGCTTGTCCGGCTTTGAGCTTGGATTTGTTGGATAACACCTTGGAGCTACGGCTCTGGTGTGCCAGAGTCCGGCCTTGTGCTATCAGTGCCTTTCCTTTTGTTGACATAGGGTCTCGCGCAGGAAGTAAACCCCTCATTGGCAGCTTCAACTGTGTGAGGGGTTGTATTGTGGCCCCGCTAGGGGCTCTAATTACCGAAATTGTCAGTTATTTACTATGATTCTATCATATTAGCTTTAGCTAATATATAGAGTAGTTCTCCGCATAAACAGGTCTTTTTACTCTTAACACTCTGTAGGAGTGTATAGAACTATCAGTGCTTTTATGTTTAAGACAGTTATTATGGAAGAAAGTTCCATTCGATTGAACATCGACTGGTACCAAAGGGCTGGAGGGTTCTAACATTTCTCCGAGATTTATTTACCTTGGCTTTCCCTGTAAGGGAAGCGCCCGTAAACCCCCGCCCCCCCTTATGTCATATCGACCTTATATGGTCTAACTTCCCCATATGTGGTGTTACATAACGTGTAAGTGATTCTCATTCACTGATTATGCAAACCAATTTCCCCCTTAACCAAAGACCATAGGTCTTTGTTTTTCTTTCCACTCTGTACAATTTAACCCTTACATAACCTTAAGCATAGCTTAAGGATCTGTGTGCGCCGCGTAGCGCCTACGCTTGACACATGTACGTACCAAGAGTATACTCTTGGTCTGCTGTGCTGAGATGGAGAGGGGATAGCCCTTTCCCTCACGGAGTGAGGAAAGGGCATATCCCCCTCCTCAACCTATGGAGAACACCGATGCCAAATTTGATCATGTATTTTAGCTTCGCTAACCTCGGTTACGTTGAAGCTTGGGGACTCAGCGTAGCTGAGGAAGTAGAACGGCACATCGAAGATGATTCGCAACTAGGTGCTAGTCCAGCGGAGCTGGATTGGAACCCTGAGATTGGCCGCCAACGTAGTTGGCACAGCTTCGACGGTGAAGCGGAGCTTAGGCTCAACGACACAGTCTACGACTGTTAGGAGATTTGACATGGACGATATCAACCACATCGGCTCTGCCGATCACATACATCCTGAGCTTTGCTCTGGATGTGGTGATTACCTGATGTCCTCTGGACATTGCATCGAATGTGAACGAGTCATCACCTACGACGATTGCATAGCAATCATGGACGAAATCATAGTAGCTACGCTACTAAAGGAGAGCAACGATGCTAGCTGATAGCCTGAGTCCAGCGGAGCTGGACATGATATATAAGGCCTTTGGCCTTGACATGGCAGACATTGGGTACACTCCATCTCTGATGGAGGAAATCGAGTGGCTCGTCGGGTTCACTACAAGTGAACACCTTTGGGATGCCATGTGGCGCTTCGGCATTGTCATAGACAATGACACACCGTTACAGGCTGAAAGCCTGACGGGATACTGGAATCCCGAAGGTTCCCTTCGGGTAAGGGCAGCGTACTATGTGCCTGATGACTACGACACAGAGATACCTCTGGTATCACTGGACTTGCCGCCAATTAGCGGCGCAGCTTGGGACTCCAAAGGAGTAGCAGCATGAACGACCTTCAAGCACTCGTCCTACTAGCTATGCTAGTAGGTTATGCACCTCACGTAGTATCTAGCCTTAAGGCTAGGTACTTGAGGAATCGTCGGCACTATCGGGGCTATGCCCCGAAGGAGAGTTAGATGCGCGGGTATACAAGGCAACAGAACAGCACCATAGGTGCTGAGTTGATTGAGTTAGCTTGCATCTTCCTATTAGCTATGCTAATAGGGTGGACAGTGAGCACCAGCACCGAAGGTGCTGAAGTGTGGCAAGAAAACAACACCGAAGGTGTTGGTCGTCCATAGCACCCCACGAACGAAGTGAGTGGGGTGCGATGGACGTACCCCCATAATGCAAGACAACGGCAACATGCCGAAGGAGTACCAACATGGGTACAGCACGAACGAGCAATAAGGACATCCTTGATGCCCTTGACTCAGGCTTTGACCGCCTGATTACGGCACTTACTGCTAATGCAGTAGCTGCTCCCGCTGCAATAGCAGCACCAGCTACCCCCGAAGGGGCTGTTCAAGTGGACGAGGCCTACCTCGCTCACATGACCGTCAAGGCCGCAGAACATGCGACCAATAAGGGCGAAGAGGTTGTGCTTTATGCACGACGTAATAAGGCTGGCGAAACTAAGCTAGCTTATGCCCTGCGAAGCAGGTTCGATGAGGTTGTTGCGAAGCAAGCCTCATGCAAGGGAGCCGTTGGCTCCTTCCAACCCTAGATAATAGGGCTACTATCGAGGGCACTCCTTTGGAGTGTCCTCTTTTAGTGGCTGTTCTCCACTACGTCCGTGTGCCTAGCGTTATGGCACGGTGCTGTCCGGGGCATCTTACGTAGTAAGACCGTGACCTCCTAGTTATACGTGCTTAGGCATGGGTTGTACCCCGCACGTTAATAGCCAAGCTCAAGCTAACTTGAGATCCCGTAGCAACTACAGTCATTAACCTTTAAGAGTTAATGGCGAGCGTAGCGTATAGCTATACGGTATGTCTTGAGCCGAGTCGTCACACCTAGTAGCACGGAGTTGCTACTAGGTAGGGCGCACACATTACCGCGTCTTGTCCAACAGTTTTGCTAGTACATTCGTAGCCTCATGCTAGTGGGGTGGGACAAGGCGTTACCTATTAGTGTTGGGCGGCTTAGAGCTTGCTCAGTACAAGGGATGCTGCATCTATGCTCGCTACTTAGGTGTAGAGGACTGGCTATTAAGGGCGTGAGTCCCCCTATTTAATCATAGAACGAGGGCAAAGTATGAACAAGCGTGATTGGGTTCGGCACTCAGTAGCAGTGCCTACTGTCAAGCGCACGATAGATTCGTGGCTGTTTGACAAGGCTACTATGGACTGTCCGAAGAGGATAGAACGTACCGTTATGGTACATCAGTGCGACGTTTACCGTCGTAAAACTAAGCGGCCTGAAGGCAAGGTCTTATGGCACAGGGGTGCAAAAGTGGGGTACGTATGAACGAGAAGCTACGCTTCAAGCACCGATGGGGTGACTACCACTCAGTCCCTTATAAGATAAAGGGGATGAAGGCACTGTATAGCTCATGTCTATGCAGTCGGGGTGTTGCAAGACTGTTCCACCTCAAGGGTACGGATGACATCGTACTTGAGTTCACTGACCGCAGACCCAGAGGGTCTGACTACTACGAGCTACAGTACTCCCAAGATGGGCATAGCTGTAGCGACCCATACTACCACATCAGTGACAAGCTACTGTGTACCACTGAACTGGATGGGTTCAGTGAGTGGGAGTACGAGCTAGACTTGTGGGTACACACCAAGTTCAATCACGACAAGCCTATATACCTTAGCTTGTCACAATTCTAACCGAAGGAGAGCATCATGAACTTCAAGTACAAGGGGTACACGCCTATTAAGAGAGGCGACAAGGTCAGTGTTGACACTGACATGTATGATACCGAGGCGGAGTGGCATGATGTTAAGGTGCGTGATGCACTAGCCTCACAGTTTACTGTGATGTACAAGAGGAAGCAGTACTTCTTCAAGTACACAGACGTAGGTGCAACATGGATAAAGGCAAAGGCAAGCGATTGATCAAGCCGAGGACAGGGCATAGCCCTGCTATCCTCGGTAAAGGGACGGCACATAGAGTGCGAACTAAGTATACCCGTAAGGGTAAGGAGAAAGTCAATGCGATACCTACTGATAGGCATAGCACTGATACTGACGGGGTGTAGTACTACACCCAACACTGATCAGCAATGGGCAAGGTACTATGCTGCCCAAGATGCAGCAGAGCACAAAGCATGGTGCTTAGCTAATGATGGCATCTGGTACGAACATACTCTGTATGGCAACCGATGCTTCAATCGTAGTAGCTTCAACGCTGCTATCCACAGAACAAGACGCTAATGTACATCGTATATAGCGAGGCACGTAATGCCTATAAGACCACCGATGGGTGGACTACCATCACACGTACGCCGAAGGCGACCACCCTTAATGGGTTGAATGATGTGATGCGGTTCACCTTAGGTGAGTCTATTGCAAACAAGGACAAGCTAGCTAAGCAAGGCTGCCGCTTTGTTTACTTCCCCCAACGTAGATGGTGTGACCTGTGAATCTTATAAGCGTAGCTTTGTGCTGCATAGCACTCTCTATTACCGGCTTATCATACCGTGTCCACCAAACGACACAAGAGTATGAGATCGAACAGTGCATGGTACATATGAGAGCAGAGCTTAATGGGTATCCTATTACTGAGGATAAACTTTGGCTCTCCTGTTTGGAGGCAGTGACATGAGTACCCCAGAGGGAGCAATCATCATCGTAGATAAGATCATGGAACTAGAGCATGAGGCACACAACTCCATGCTCCTAGCTAAACGCTTGATGGCACTGCATACACTAGGCTACCGTTATGTGGATGAGGACATGGAACCACACATGGGACATGATAACGTCGTCAACATAGCTAAGGACTTGATACCATGAAGCGCTTATATGATGGCATGTTTGACAACAGTGCCAAGCACGGTGAGATAACAGGGTATGGTGTCAACTTCGAGTCAGCTATGCGTAAGTTTGCCAAGAGGCAGAGCATAGAACGACAGCCCGGTAAGTGGCGACGAGCACCTACTAAGTGGAAGGTCAACAACGGCACACGCATAGACCCTGACTGGTTCATCGTAGACTACGGGCAAGAGCCATGAGTGACCTTCTGATCAAGCACTATAAGCGTGAGAAGTATGACCTCGGTGAGCTAGGGATTGAGACAACCACTGGTTGTGGTGGCTCATTTGATACCGCCTATGTATGTACTCGTCATACTACACATGGTGACAAGCTAGTACACATAGCTACTGGCATTGACAACATCGTACTCATAGCAGGGTACGAGGTAACGAAGAGGGAGACATGCGACTAATAATCATAGCAGTACTACTCTATACCACCCTTAAGGTGGTATCTTCTTGTTATATCTATAGCATAGAACAAGAGAAGAGAGTAGATCATAGGCAACCCTTACCTGCTAAGTGTACCGTCTATTACAACGATGGGACTGACAGATGGAAGGATTGTATGGGTGTAGGATATGTCCGAGAGGAGGACAATGATCATGACTAGAAACATTGAACAAGCGAAGGGTACACCACCATGTGTACATGAGCTTGCAGCTACTGAACAGAGCGAGGTACTGTTCTCAGTAAAGGGAGAGGACGTAGCTCAGGTAATGGATGAGATCCAAGTTGAGGCTGACATATACGACACAGTATATGAGTTTGTATGTGCTGTAGTACGGCATGACAACGTAGACTTTGAATGGTACGAGACACTGAACGTAGCTATTGACAACGCTATACAGGAGGCACGTAAGTGAACAGATTAACTGAGTGGCTAGCAGCACTAGGTATACTGATGCTCATAGTATTCATCGGGCTAGGTACGATGGTGTTCTTAGGTATGCTGCTTACCATATTCGTAGCAGCTATACTGTATAGTGTAGGTGCAGACATGTTAGTTGGGGTGTGGCGCTGGCTCTCCTCTCTGTTCTCCTTTCCGAAGGGAAGGAGAACGAGAGAGGAGGAGGACTGATGGAAATCAAGATGGTAATGGGTGAACGGCACGACACGGGCTTTACAATGTCTGCTTATGCTAAGATGTCCTATTTGGTGCAGAAGTTTGCTTCCGGTGAGATAGCAACGGGTGCTTACATACTGGACGGCAAGCCATTGGCATTGGCATCGCTCGATCTAAACCTAGCACCTGTAAGTGAGGTTGATGAGTATGACGACGCAGTTGAGGATGACGAAGAAGTCATCGAGCTTGGACTGGACGAAGCTAGTATTGTCGAGGCATTACACATGGCCGAAGCAAAGGCAGCGGAGCCGGATGCTGAATTCGAGGTGGTATCGGAGGACATTGCCGAAGCAGTGGAGACAATCGCTGACCTTGCATGCACTAAGCAGCCACTCACCTTCATTAAGGTTGTTACCCAATGAGCAAGAAGGTAAGCTTGATTCATTACGATGGCGACGTAGAACGTGAGAACTTCCACCTCATAGCTAAGGTAATCTACTTGATAGATTCCAATAAGCTATGGAGTGAGGATGATACATTTACATTCCCCGATGGGGAAACATGGGGTCGCTTTGATCCCGAAGGGAGAAGCACATGAGTACTGGAGCAGATAGATTCTTCGACGAAATGTTGGAGACAGCAAAGAAAGCAGCACGTAAGGACGTAGCAAGTGAGACACGCACCATCAAGGCTGACTTAGCTCAAGCTAGGAAAGACTTGAAGGTAGCACAAACTGCAACCAAGGGTGTGACTAAGCGTGAAGCTGCATGTTTCAAGCGTGAGACTGCCGTTAAGCGGCGTGAGGATGCCATTACACGTAAGTGTACTACGGCAGAGAGAAAACTTAAGTGGCGTGAAGACGACGTTAAGCTAGCTGAGCGAGAGATCGTGTCACTGCTGGATCAGGTCAATGACATCAGTGACGAGCAAGTAGTGACTACCACTACTACGGCACGTAAGTTTGTCAAGCGTAGCACTGGTCGTGGTTGGTATGGTAGTAGGGTAGCAACTGTCAAGTCAGCAGCACTCAGCACTATCAAGCGGCGTGTTGCTTTACTGGCTAAGAAGGAGGCCTAGCAATGGCAGAGGAAGCAGTAGTAACTGACATAGGCTTAGCAGAGGAACTGAAGATGGATGACTTTGTCCGTCAAGCAGTAGCTAAGATGTTTGAGCAAGACAACGACACCATCACGTTGCAGGTGGTACTTAACGGGACGGATGCACCTAAGCCTCCCTCCTTAGAGATTGAACTGCGACTGGTCAGTATAGATGGTGTCTCTACACGCAAGGAAACTGACGATGAGTAACTACTCAACAGGTCAACCCCTCAAGGGTAAGTACGACGCTGATGTAATCAATGCTATCCTAGCTACCGAGAAGGGAGCAAACGCGATAGTTGAGGCAGAGGTAGTTGACAAGTTCGAGATCACTACGGTGGCTAAGCTAGACACACCACCCGGTACTGTCTTGTTCAGCTCTATATTCTGGAAGCCTAAGACTATCCCCGACCTGTCACTGCCCATGTTTGAGGCTAGTGACTGGCATGAGGAAGCGCAGCTTCACATCCCAGCTAAAGATCCTAACTGGATCTGGAACAAGCCTGCTGTTGAACAGTATGCTATGGCTATGTACTGTGGTGACACCACGCTACTGCATGGGCTGCAAGGTACTGGCAAGTCATGCTTAGTACAAGAATGGGCAGCTACATTCTTCATCCCCTTCTGGCGTATGTCATGTAACCATGAGACACGCGAGGATCACCTCATAGGTAGTGCTTCACTGGACTACAATGAGGAAGGGCAGATGTTCATCAAGCAAGAGCCTACTATCTTGACCGATAGTCTCCGCTATGGTGGTATCTTCTGCGAAGATGAGGCCTTCCGACACAACAGTGCGCTGGTACTACAGTCACTACGTGAGAAGAACAACCGCACTGTACTGCTACCCAATGCACCGGGTCGCACCGCAGAGGAGCGCATACTTAGAGCACCGAAGGGCAAGTGGTGGTACACCCTTACTGACAACACATGTGGTACTGGTGATGAGACAGGTGTGTTCGATGCTCAAGTACAGGATGCTAGTACACTGGATCGTATCGGTGCATCTATTGAGATAGAGTACCTGCCTAAGGTACAAGAACGCCGGTTACTTAAGAAGCAGACAGGACTGACCACTGATCAGATCAATGGGGTGCTGGACTTTGCCAAGCTGGTACGTGTAGCGTTCAGTCAACAGGCACTGCTCACCACGTTCAGTGTCCGTGCTCTACTGGCATGGACTGAGAAGGCAGAGTTATGCTCGAGCTTAGAGCAAGGCCTTAAGCTGTCGTGGTTCGACAAGCTGAGCAAGGATGACAAGGCTACTGCTAAGGACATGTACTTCCAAGTCTTTGCAAGGAAACTGTAATGGATGTCCACTTTAGAATAGACTACATCCTTCATTTGTCCTGTGGTTGTCTTGTTGTGTACGAAGATGACTCCTGCATATATGTGCCCAACGAGGACATAAAATGAGTGACAGAATAAAGCAGCTTGAGGCCAAGGTAGAGATAGACAAGATCACAATGGCTAATTTTCTTAAGCGCATCGAACAGCTTGAGGCTGTTGTTGATGCGGCGAAAAAAGTGAGGGGCGACCGTTGTTCAGCTTTCGATTGCATAAGGTTAGATAACGCACTAGCCGCACTAGGAGGCGAGGATGAGTGATGTACTAGACATTGATCGGATGATCTCAGTCATACAACGTAGGTGTGGGTCACAGGGTGTAACTCTTACCTTCGACCCTCATGCTAGGACAGCCATGACTAATGGCAGGGACATCACCATACCAGCAATACACCATCCTGTAACTGAGGATGCAATGACTAAGCTGCATGGGTTCGTGGTACATGAGTGTGGTCACCACCAAAGGCCTGATGCGTTTGCTATATGCAATGCACTGGACAAGAAGACTACTCCCGAAGAACTATTCGCTCTGTTCAATATCGTCGAGGACGATGGGATGGAGAGGGAGGTAGCTAATGCCTATGCTGGTGATGCTGTCGCCTTAGGTAGACAGAACGCAGTCATACTTAAGGAGATCACTGCTAAGTGGGGCAAGGTTGAACTGGATGATGACCTCACTGAGGAGCAGGTAGCACCCATGTCTATCAGTTCATTGGGACAACTGTCCCGCTTAGAGTGGGATGGCATGTCTAATGCTAGCCGCACTAAGTTCTTTGCTGGTATGCCCTCGGTAGCTAGGAACCTGACGACTAAGTTGGTCAAGGAAGGGTACGTTGAGAGGATGCAAGCAACCAAAGACCCGCACGATTGCTGGGATTTAGCTGTGGATTTATATAGGCGACTCTTTCCTGACAGTGACGAGGATGAACTAGAGGAGACACGGCAACAAGGGCACAGCATGGAGCGCAATGAACAAGGTGAGGGCGAAGAGGGCGAAGGTAGTAAGGGCGGTGAAGAAGAAGGTGAAGGTGGAGGTGATAAGCTAGAAGAGGGTGAAGGTGAGGGTGAAGTACAACAACAGCAAGGCACTGTCGTCAGTTGGAAGGACATCGTGTTCAGTGAGCACGACGAGTGGCAACCTAAGGATGGCAAGCCGGGTAACATAGGCATTGACTGGACTGACTACACTAAGGGTAGGGTAGCACTCATGCCACAGCACCTGATCAACGTGGTTGACCTTAAGCAGAAGAAGCACAAGGCAGAGATACGTAATGACTGGTATGGTATTGGCACACCTGAGTCATTCATGTCTGACAACAGGGCAGCAGCTACCTTCGGCAACCAGATACGTAGGTACATCCAAGCTAAGTCAAGGACTAGAGTAAGCAAGGCACAGTACCACGGAAGGATAGACAAGGGCAGCATATACAAGCTAGGTATGCCACCCATTGATGGTGGTGAGTGGAATAAGAAAATCTTCTACAACTTCAGCCCTAAGCAGGAGTTGGATACATGTATCCATATCCTTACTGACTGGTCAGGTAGCATGGCAGGTGAGAAGATGAAGCAAGCTGCTGATGCTAGTGGCAGGTTAGTACAAGTGTTCGACCGTATCCTTAGGATACCAGTACAACTGGCTGCCTTCTCTGATGCACACTCACAGTGTGACATTGGGTTGATCAAGTCATTCAATGACAAGGTATCACCATACCAAGTAGCCGAGAGGTTCTCTAAGTTCTATCGCTTCTGCTCTGCTAACAACGATGCTGATGCTGTAATGTGGGCATACAACCAGATACATGCACGACCAGAGGCACGTAAGATCCTGATCGTACTGAGTGATGGGTGTCCAGCGGGACAGTATGCTGGTAATGCAAGCCAGAACCTACTGTATGTGGCTAAGAGCATTGAGGCACGGGGTGACGTAGACCTGTACGGTGTAGGCATCCAGTCGGATGCAGTGGTAACATACTATAACAACAGCAAGGTACTGAGTGACCCAGAAATGATAAACAACGTGTTGTTTGAGGTAATCAAGCAAGGAGTCAAGTGATGAAAGATGAAGAAGAGATTGTGGTACTTAAAGTACCAGTAATCGAGTCAAGTATGAGCAGCATGTTCTTAACTATACTCATGGCAATGAATGTAGTGCTAGCCTATGTAGCACTGAGTACCACGGTATCGTGGTTCTCATGTGGCTTAGTAGTTGTCATTGCACTGTGGCAATGGCGAGCGTACCGGCTTGAGCAAGCTAAGGCTGAACTTAGGACAACGATAGCTGTACTGATGGCAGTAATGAGCGATCAATACGATAGATTACAAGCACTTATGAGTGATGGAACTAATGACGATGAAACTTGTCTTAGTCAGCAAGACCAACGTACCGAGGAGGTACAAGAGAATGACTAACTCTGACGACAACAAGAAACTAGGCCGCCGAGTACCTGAGCAGGACAGGATGCGTGTCCCTACTGAGGAGGAGGTACGCCGGTACTTCTACGGACACAATGAACCCGGTGGCTATGCTCTACCTAAGCAAAGAGACTGGGTTGATGAGGAGGTCGAAGATGATTGACCTAACTGTATACTCCAGTGCGATAGATGACCTAGTACGAGGGGAGACAACAGCAGTATGTCACAAGGACTGCCCTGCTGGTGAGGATACACGATACAGATTGTATCTTACTAAGCCAGCCTCTTCACCCAACGTGGTGTTAGGGTACTGTCACAACTGCAACGAGTCAGGTGTACTGCGTGATACAAACGACACACCGTACCGTGACTTCGGTTCTATGCTTGCCCCACCGAGAACGAGCAAGCGAATAACATTCGACATACCACCCAATATGGTAGCGTGTGGTGATCGTTGGCCGAGTGCTGCTCATGCTTGGAGGATCAAGAAGAAGATGACTAAGCGGGTATGTTGTGAGGCTAAGATACAGTATGACCCAGCTTCACATCGGGTGTACTTACCTACATGGCAGTACATTGACCCGCTACCTAGAAACCTCATTGGCTACCAGTTGAGGCAGCTAGACGGGGCAGCCCCTAAGTATCTAACAGCACAAGAAGAACAGGACACCATCCTATACACAGTGATGCGTCCGTACCCAGAACGGTGCAAGCATTACATACTGGTAGAGGACTTGGCTAGCGGCTTTGCCATAACAGAGGCTATCTATAGCGCACCTATTGATTCATCACACCTCGGTGTGCTTGTCAACTACGGTGTCAAGACTAAGGTGGAAGCACTGAACGATTGCCCTGACATGCACATGGGGTTAGTGTGGCTAGACAACGACGGTGACCACATCTTAGATCAATCACACAGCATAGCTAAGACATGGCACTTGGTATCAGGCGTGGATGTACGGCAGAACATAACGGACTGTGATCCTAAGCTGTACCAACCCGGTATGATACTCAAGACAATAACAGGAGCGGGATTATGATAGACAACATCGACCTTGACGTACTCAAGATACTCACTACGAGAGACGGGTATGACGCATACGGCAAGGTAGTACACAAGGGACTATGCACTAAGGAGTCTTGGACATTGGTGCAAGATTTCGGGAAATATTATGAGCAGTACCCACAATCAACGGAGGTAGATCGTGACTTCATCATGTGGTTCAGAGTACATGGACACCCCGGTTGGAAGCCGGAAGCACACAAGGCATACGAGTCGATTGTTTATAACGTCCTTGCGCGACCAACCCCTGATAGGCAGGTATTCACGGATCAACTGGAGAGTCTTCGATTCGGCTCGGAGCTTGAACGACAAGGGCGTAGGTTGGAGGAAGGCAGTGCGAACCCTAGCGAGATTATCACTGCCCTTGAGTCACACTGTGACAACCGTGATACAAGCAAATGCGGGTCTCAAATGCTCACCCTCGACGATCTCGCTCAGCATCAGCGCAGTGACGACGGACTCTACTGGAGGCTCGAAGATCTCAACAAAGCCATTGGGCCTGTGCGAACAGGTGACGTTACCATTGTTGGCAAACGTCCCGAAGTGGGAGGTACGTCATTCCTCTGTTCAGAGATGAGTCACATGCTCGAGCAGTTACCTAAGGGGGGCAAGGCAGTGTTCTTTAACAACGAGGAAGCACCGGACAAGGTGTTCACTCGTATGATCAGTGCTGCACTAGACGTAGACTACCGTGCTATGATGGCAGCCCCTGCCTTACATCAGCAGAAGTATGAGAAGTGGCTAGATGGTAGGAAGTGGGACTTGATACACGACACCAACATGGACATCACTAAGATTAAGCAAGCCTTGAAGAGGGAGAAGTATGACATCATTGGTATCAACGTGCTCCTCAAAGTTGGAGGCACAGGCAAGAAGGAAGACCATGATAAGTTCGAAGCTCTCGGTACTGAGCTGCGCAGAGTTTCACAGGAGTACGGCCCAGTTTTGGCAATTGTGCAGGCAGACCCAAGCGCTGAAGGGATGCAGTATATCCCTCAAGATCGTATCTACAAGAGCAAGACCGCACTACAGGGGGAAGCCGACATACTAATCATGATAGGCATGGACAACAATGCACCGACAGACAAGAGGTACATACATGTGGCTAAGAACAAGATACCACCAGCCCCATGCTGTGACCTGACACTCAAGCACATACGTACTGAGTGTGACTTCGACGTAGGCACTGGCAGGTTCATGTCATCACAGTTTCCGGGGAGTAACAGCAGATGTACGAAATAGTAATCGACCTAGAGACAACAGTTAAAGGCCCGAACAAGAGTCCAGAGGCTCAGTATGATGACAACTACGTTGTCCTATATGGGTGGAAGGAGTGTGGTGATGATATTAAGACATCCCGAAGTGGTGCTGACCTGTTCGATGCTATCGAGACAGCATACACTAGGGGACGTATACCTAAGATCATTGGACACAACCTCAAGTTTGACCTCAAGTACCTGATGAAGGAGCGACCTGACCTACTGTGGGAGAAGTTCGAATACCACTGCACCATGTACACTGAGTACAGACAGAGCGGTCACCTGCTCAGGTTCTCTAGCTTAGAGGCCTCATGTGCTAAGCATGGTATACCTTTTGCTAAAGGACTCGACCTAGCGGCTCTCATTGCGGCTGACGTAGAGATAGAGGACATACCTTTATCTGATCTGGAGCCTTATTTGATAGATGATGTAGACAGTACGTTCAGATTGCACCATCAGCAGATCAACCACCCTGACTACATAGAGTACGACCAGCTACATGTGGCTGCCTTAGCAGACATGGAACTGCTCGGTCTACCGTTGGATGTACACAAGGCGGAAGAGACACTCGAAGATATGTACATTGAGCTGGACAGTGCCGAAGCTGAGCTATGGGCACTCACTGTTGATAAGCTAGGGTGGGACGATGGTTCATCCCTCTTGTCTACCCATCTTAAGTTCACATCAGCACGTACTGTCAGCTACCTACTGACAGGTGAGCCAGCAGCAGGACTGACCAAGAGGGTGCGTAAGAACATAGCGTACCATCCGGGCAGGGAGTGCTTGCTGTCACCAACTGAGATCAAGAAGGTGTGGGGTGACACAGAACCTACGCACTTAGGCTACCCGATGTCGAAGAAAGAGATAGCGGAGCTAGAGAAGATAGGGTCATGCCAGAAGTACATGACAGCACTGCTTGAGTACCGCAAGTTCAACAAGTTGATAGGCACATACATAGGGCCGTTCCTTGAGCAAGCAAAGGTACAACCTACCATCCACCCTAAGATGAACATGTGTACTACAGGTACAGGGAGGCTGAGTAGCTCTGCACCAAATGGGCAGAATATGCCAGAAATAATACGCAACATGTTTAGATCTGACAACTGTTGGTTCCATGAGATAGACTTCAAGCAACTGGAGGTGGTAGCCCTAGCTCACCTGAGTCGTGATCAGGTGCTACTGAATGACATACAGAGTGGACAGGACATACACTACAACACTGGCAAGCAAGTCATGGGCTGGCGTACTAAGCAGGACATGACGGACAAGGAACGTAAGCTGGTGAAGAACGTGAACTTCGGATTGATCTATGGTGGTGGTGCTAAGGGACTGAGCATACAGACAGGGCAACCACAGGCACTGATCAAGAAGTTGATTGATGCCTTCTACGCTAGGTACACTAGGGTGAAGGAGTGGCAAGAAGAGTTCTATACGATGGTCACTGGCAACATGCAACCGGCAGGGTTCAAGGATGGTGAGGCACTGTTCGACTCACTAGTTGTAGATCCTACAAGTAAGAGGAAGTTCTACTTCAAGGAGAGTGTGTCACCTAACTGGCTAGCACGTAGGTCAGGGCGGAGCTTTAGCTTCAAGCCTACCGAGACTAAGAACTACCCGGTGCAAGGGTACGCTGGTGGTGACATTGTAATGACAGCACTAGCCCTGCTATGGCAGGTAGTCAGACCCATGAAGGACACAGACATACGAATGACAGTACACGATAGTATATTGGTAGATACAGACCTGAGTGATTCAGTCTTGGCAGCTATGATGAAAGTAGTTTGCATAGATGTTGAGCAACGATACGGTCTACCATTCAACCTTGACTTCGACGTAACGTCGGGTCATTACTGGCAGTAAAGAGGAAACAAAGATGACAGATGTAGTAGGAGTGATTGATAGTATTTACACCAAGGATGTGACTACTAAGTTCGGAACGAAAGAAGTGTACCATGCCATGATCAATGGGCAGGACATCAACCTCGGATTCAAGTGTGCCTACGTAGTAGGCGAGTCCGTTACATTACCAGTGGAGCACAAGTATGGATCATTGCAGCTCATTCAAGGTGGGAACGGTGCAGCCCCAGCAGCTACAGGGATTAAGGCAGCTCCTGTTCAAGCTCAGGCCACTGCGCCGCAGCAAGCTGCAACTGAGTTTCCTGTCGCCCAAGGAACCAGAGGTATCACAATCGCTAGGCAAAACAGCGGTGGACATGCTGCTACAATCGTAGCTGCCCTGATAGCACAGGGTAAGATCACCACACCAGAGGCAGCACTTGATGAGTTCATGGAGCTAGCATACGAAATAGCTGACTTCGCCACGGGACACCGTGAGATCAAGATGGCACTAGATCAGGACTCCGATGAGTAAGATCATTGACACGGTAGCAACTGACATCTATATGGTGTTGGATGCTAGTCAAGATCACGAACCAGACGGTCAGCTTGCTGCCGACTACGCTATGCGTATCGGTGGTGAGATGGCTAAGGCTACCCTCAAGCGGGATAAACCCCGTGAGAGGGGCAAGCTATGGGCTAGTGATCTAGGCAAGTCATGCTTACGTAAGCACTGGTACAACTTCAACATGCCTGAGAAGCAAGCACCTCTACTTGGACACACCAAGTTCAAGTTCCTGTATGGTAACATACTGGAGGAGGCTGTACTCTACATGGCAGAGGAGGCAGGTCACACAGTGACCGACCAACAGGCTAGAGTAGAGTACCAACTCTTTAGGAGTGGTGACCAGCAGGACTGGCTGATCTCAGGCAGGATAGATGGTGTTGTTGATGGTGTCCTGATGGATGTCAAGACCACATCTAGCTACGGGTTCACTAGGTACAAGCAAGGTATCAATCACCAGAACGATTCGTTCGGGTACTTGTGGCAGCTAGGGTTCTACTCAGCATACGGTGGGTTCGGTAATGCAGAACAAGGGTTCATCTGGATAGACAAACAGAACGGACACATCGCTTACACTGAGTGTGACGTACCTACTGTTGTTGACATCGAGAGCCGTGCTCATGCTATCATCGAGGCTATTGAGACAGAGGATGAGTGTGATGTAGTCAAGGGATACACTGATGAGCCGTATGGCAAGAGTGGTAACATGTGCTTACCTATTGCATGTGCTTACTGTGATTTCAAGAAGCAATGCTGGCCGGGACTACGCACCTTTGCGTACAGTCACAAGCCAGTCGATCTAACTGTAGTACACAGAGAGCCGAAGGCTCCGGAGATAACGTAATGCAATTACATGAAGTAAGACAGAGACAGGGAGTCAAGGTACGTCTGATCCCCGACCCGGAAGAAAAGGGAACTATGCACCCACCTTGTCACCGGGACTTCGTTGACAGTGAGGTACTCACCTTCTCTCACATAGATGGTATGTACTCACTATGTTATGACGAAGGTGGTAACATAGTACACCTCGTAGCTTGGGCAGAGGTAGAGGTAGTAGAGTAATGGCTTTCGGACTGCCTCACTCGCTGGACAGACACACACCAGCCAGCAAGGAGCAGGTAGGTGGTAATCACTATGCCTCATGCAAGATACAACCCTCGGAGTTCATATACAAGAACGGCTTGTCGTGGCTTGAGGGCAACGCTATCAAGTACATCTGTCGTCACCACATTAAGGGTGGTGAGCAGGACATTGACAAGGCTATCCACTACCTGAACCTCCTAAAGGAATGGGAATATGGCGAGGCGTAGGGGCGTAACTAAGAAAGGCCACCGATCTAAGTTCGAGGATCGGTTGGCCGATGAGCTAGATGAGAAGGGGATCAAGTATGAATACGAACAGTACTCTTACCTGTATGAAGAACCCTTGCGTAAGAATCTCGCTAAGTGCTCAGACTGTGGTTCTCATGCCTTGGTACGAGAAGGCTGGTACACACCGGACTGGTTCTTGGCGAACGGCGTTATCGTTGAAAGTAAGGGGCGTTTCACCGCCGCCGATAGGCGCAAGATGGTTGCAGTGGCAGCAGCTCACCCCGACCTTGACGTTAAGATGCTCTTCATGAGGGACAACAAGATACATAAGAACAGCACGACGACCTACACCATGTGGTGTGAGGCGAATGGATTCGACTACTCAGTAGGCGAATGGAAAGAGGAATGGCTACAATGAGTAAACCTAAAGGATGGCGGAAGGCAAGTAAGAAGTTCTTGCAACCACCTAACAACGACTGCATGGCAGCCGTAGGCTGGACAGTATCGCTTGAGTATTGGGAACAGAAAGAGAAGGGTACTTGGGAGGCTTGCGCACATGGTGAAATGAGTCAGACTGAGGAAGCAAGGAACCACTACGTATCACGGAGGGCTGACTTACGTCCTGTCCGGGCTATGCGGAAGGAACTGGATGCCTTCGAGGAGTACATGTTGAAGGCTATTACAGAGGCTGATGAGTACAACAAGGCCTTCAAGGAGAGTGACAATGCCAAGAGTTAAGAGCCCAGTACGTATGCTGTACTTGGACATCGAGACGACCCCACATAAGGGGTCGTTCTGGAATCTGTTTCCCAAGTACATACCTATTAACCAACTGTCAGAACCAACGCAGATGCTATGTTGGGCAGCTAAGTGGGAAGGAGAACGTGATGTCATATTTCGGAAGGTCGGTGACGATGACCATATTGGACGACTGTGGGAGTTGCTCGACGAAGCAGAAGCGGTCGTCCACTATAACGGTAAGTCCTTCGACATCAAGCACATTAACAGAGAGTTTGCGTTGCAAGGAAGAACTCCCCCTTCGCCTTATTCACAAGTGGACTTACTTACTGCGGTCAGGGCAAACTTCAGGATGGCAAGCAATAAACTTGACTTTGTCTGCCGGTACTTTGGACTAGGCAAGAAGGTCAAGCACGTAGGTATCGAGCTATGGTATGACTGCATGGATGGTGACGAGAAGGCATGGAAGATGATGGAGAAGTACAACAGGCAGGACGTAGTGTTACTGCCCAAGCTGTACAAGTTCATGCTACCGTGGATCAAGACGCACCCTAATGCAGGGTTGCACACAACCACGATTAAGCCTACGTGTAGTCATTGCTCGAGTACTGATGTGCAGAGCAGAGGCACGTACAAGACCAAGACCTCAGTATACAAGAGGTTCCGTTGCAGTACCTGTGGCACATGGCTACGTCGTCGGACACAAGAGAAACAAACAAGCGAGAACGTACTAGTGAGGGCTAACTAATGCCTATAACACCGCAAGACTACATGTACCACTATGACAACCTCCGGGCGTTAGACCCGGATCAGTTGGTATCCGACCTTAACTTGACAACAAACCAGATACTCGAAGCCTTCCATGAGGAGGCGACGGAGTTCATTGAGGAGAACTTTGGATGAAAGCACTACTCGTACTGCTCTGTGTCACCCTCTGCGGGTGTACATCATCCCCGAGGATAGTTGACATAGAGCATGCCTATCAACTGTTCGTAGCTGACTGCGCCCTCATGGAGGGACACCTGTACCTACCACACCGCAGGGTATGGAACGCACCACCTATGGTGTGGGAAATGCTTGATGCGGTGTGCTGGTACGATGACGGCTCACTAGAGCACACTATGGAGGATATATGAGTCATGTCTACTTTATCGGAGATCTGCATTTCGGCCATGAAAGGATCACAAGGTTCCGTCCCTTCGACACTGAGCTTGAGCACAGAGAACATATCATCGCTAAGTGGAATACTACGATTAGGAAACGGGACATTGTCTATGTTATGGGGGATGTCGCCTTCACGGTGGACGGTCTCGAATCAGTTGGCTCGTTGGCAGGCACGAAAGTTCTTATCCGAGGGAACCATGACCTACTGCCCACCGACGCTTACCTTGAGCATTTCCAGCAAGTCTACGGGATGTTCAAGTACAAAGGAATGTGGCTAACTCATGCACCTATCCACCCACAAGAGTTGTATGGTAGGTCGAACGTACATGGGCACTGTCATAGGAGTGGCCCAACGGATGTTACTCCGCCGATGGTTGATCACAATGGGAATGTGCTATCCCCGGCTACATACTTCAACACATGTGCCGAGCATCTGCCTGAGCCTTATCACCCCATCGAGTATCATAGGATGATGGGACTAATCAGCGAGAGGATCAAGGATGGATAAGTTTATTATTACAGGGTTCCCACGCAGTAGGACTGCTTGGATGGCAGCGTTCCTTAGCACTGGCAGGACGCAGTGCTATCATGAGGGACTGTTCTGGCAACGTAGCCTGTCTGCCAAGGATAACGAAGGGTACGACCACGTAGGTAACTCGGACAGTGGGCTGGCTTGTATGCCTGACCTGATACCACAAGGTGCTAAGGTCGTGATCATACACCGTAGGCGTGATGAGGTAGAACGTAGCCTTGTCAACTGTGGTGAGTTCGAGGACTTCACTCATGTCCTAGACTTGAGTGAGGACTGGATGACATGTATTGACGGGGCTTTCCACGTTGCTTACGTGGAGCTTGACTCAGAAATGGAGGCCATCTGTGAGTTCCTCGGTGTACCGTATGATGCGGATAGACACCGGGAGTACATGGGTAAGCACATCGACCCATTCAAGGGGATAGGCAGTGCAAACTAGAGGCTGGTCTGTGCTAGAGACAGGCGTTCAGTTCCTACGGGGAGTGAGTGTAAGCTTCTTATCATACCAATTCATACTGCCGTGGTGGGGCATAGCAATCCCACTAGCGGTGAACATACAGATGACAGCATACTTTGCTGTTACCTCAATCGTATTAAGTTACATCATAAGGAGAATGTTCGATGCCAAGGTTCGAAGTAAGATGTCTGGAGGAGGGGTGCGGCCATACGTGGGATCAATCCAAAGCCTTCGACGAGTGGGTACAGTGCCCGAGGTGTTACTCGGGGAACACAAAGACGTTGATGCCGAGGGTACAGGGGATAGACCGGGCGAAAGACCCGTTCGATCTCGTACACAAAGGTATGGCTTTGCCGTCAGCAAAGAAGATACAGAGTTTCGCAAATGATAGACGCAAGGGTGGCAAGGCTACCTAAGGAGAGACATGTGATTGACCAAGCAAAGATAGAAGGAAAGGCGTTCGAGATAGCACTAGTCGGTTGTGAATTACCTGACGAGTGGACATCAAACGACGATGTAAAGTTCTCATGGGGAGTAGGGCCAGCAGGTGATCTGATGATCTTCCGCTCTAAGTACCATGCTGCATTCTCTGCTAGATTAGAGACGGATGTACGCTGGTTCGTATACGCTCCGGGTACGTGGCTTACTGTCACGGTACTGGACGACGAGGAAGTGGGTACTGGTAGCTTCACTGAAGATGAGCTTGAAGAAGCCGACAGTGCGCCAGTAATAGTGACCGAATGAAAGAGCTTGGACTTCTGTTACTCTGCCTAGCCTTTGGGAGTTGGATGTATTGGATGGGGCAGATAAGGATGGAGGATACTCCTCCTGTCCCTACTACGTCTGTACTGTGTGTGGAAGCAGCGAAGGAAGTGAGGGCGTACCTACTGTGTAAGGCAGACTTCAACTGTTCACTGACACAGCAGCAGTATGTGCATTATATTAACACGTTTGATTTCGGACTGGAGTATTGTTCTAATGAACGGGAAGCAGGCAAGATCTTTAAGAAAGCTGCTGGAGATCAAGAAACCTACATCCGCTAGCGATAGCGGGTTGTACGTTGACAAGGAAACAAACAACTTGATGTTCAAGCGGCGAGTTAATCCGCAGATGAACCTATACCGTAGCTTGAAGCGACGGTATACTAGAGGCTGGTGACCTTGCCCCTCTTAGTCTTGAGGAACTGGAGCATGACGTTGGCGAGGGCATCTACTTTACCCTCGTCCTCGTTCATGTCCTCCCAACCTAAGGAGAAACAAATAGCATGAGTAAGTTCATGATAGAAGGTGTGTTGCAAGACCTCAGGCCTGACACCAGTCTTGAGTCTGATGACGCACTCCGACCCATCACAGTCACCGTAGAGATCGGGATTACCGTCGATGAGTTCGTGCTGTTCGACGACCCAAGTACGGCCAGCGAGTTGAAAGCTAGTGGGTATGCAGATCATGGCTAGTCGCAGCTCTCTAGTGGGGAGTCATGGGCCTCAATCAATCCCTCTAACAGACGGACACGACTCTTTAGTACTGAGTCGTTGGTTGCTATGGTTGAGAGTGCATTACGCCCAACAAGATCCAGTATACTCTGTTGATCTTCGACTGATAAGTTCACCAGTAGCTGACGAACCGGCACACAAATCGGCGGTTCGGGCATTGTATGGACACAACCGCCCATCAAGGCAAGTGCAACGAGTAAAGGTAGTACAATCTTAATAGTCATTAGAATCTGTCAAGTTGTCAATCCCCTCGAACTCTTCTTTGTTAAGTTCTTTCTCTATAGAAGCCTTGTCTTCGACAAGTCTCTTCTCTTCTTTTCTTTTGATCTTTCTTTGTTCTTTGATAACAGTATGACGTACCTTCAGTACGTCTCTCTGTTCTCTTGCTCTGTCTCTCTGGTTCTTGACAGCTTGGAACCTAACGAAGAAAGCTATGGCCGCCATCAAGGCGGCTCCTATAGCATAGAGTTTAGCAGTGAATCCTATCACCGTGTCAACGACACGGGAGCGTTAGGCTTAGCCGACGACATCACCTTTACAGTGATGGAGTTGCTAGGCTCAGACTCTTGCCCGTTAGTGGCAACGTGAGTAGCGTAACAGATGTTATCACCTACTGGTAACACTATGTCAAACTCCCCATCAGCTCCAAGCTCTGTTAATTCAAGGTTACCATTACAGTACAACCTAGTCTCTGCTATTTCCGCCAGCGGAAGAGGAGTTCCATCCTCATACTCAGTGGCTGCCGTGTACGTAATGGGGCCAGCTGCGATAATAGCAGCGGTTACCAACCCTAAGCTGGCTAAGACAGCTAAGAACCACCTCTTGATCTTAGCTCCCCAACTACGGATTCTCTTTCGTAGTCTCTCCCATCGTGTCATTTCTCAATCCCCTGTTCAGTAAGGAACCGCAAGGCTATGTTCGCCATGCCTACTGCTGTCAATAGGATAGCGTACGTCAACGGGCTGATAAGTCCGGTGAAGTTAGCAAGTAGGGGCGAAGCCCCTGCTACACAGGTGGCTATGTTAAGCCACACTGTCCTACTCTGATACCACTTCTTCTGCTGGTGTCTCATTTGCTTGCTCCTGCTGCATTGCTTGCAACTTCTGGAATGTCTGTACTGCCATAGCACTAGACTGGATGCCAGTCATAGGTGCTCTATTTATACAATCTTGTAGAAACTGAATGTCTCTTTGGTCTAACATATTAACTCCCGAGTAATTGTCCTAATTGTTTCTTACTGATGCACTGTACTCTTGCTCCTTTCGAGGGCATACCACGGAACATGCGTCCTTGGACATAGATTATCCCATTCCCCCTCTTACATGCGGCTGCCCATGCTTCATACTTCTCTAGCTTGATCTCTCTATCATATGCCCGATCTTCCCTTTCCACCAGTTCCTCTGGTGTAAGCGCAGCACATCCTAGTGTTATCGCTAGAACTACTAGTCCTAGTAAGTTCTTCATATTATCCCCTTAAGCATCAAACCTCATAATTAAACAATCAGCACCCAAACCAAGATCAGAGAACATTAAGGTTTGTCCATCGGCACTGATGGACATGTTGGTTGCTCCATCTACTAGTCCCACTGTTAGATCCTCACCTGAATCCCAAGTTGCTGTCGTTGGATCGAAAGGAGTACTCATTACGAACCGACTCACTGTTGCTGGTTTAGTACCAGTTAGATGATAAACTGTAGTACCATCTGGACTCAGCAGTATAGACGATGCTCCACTGTTAGGATTCGAAGAATAGCCAAGATTAGTCTCAATATCGTAAGTAATCCTAGCACCTATTGTGTCTAACAAGGCTACCCCCAACGGTATGATAGAAAGGCGATTCAAGTTGGAGATTTCGTGGAAGCCAACAGCGTAAGAACCATCCTCAAGGATGCTGAACTCAGGATCACTGGTATCACTAGCCCCAAACAGTTCGAACTCTGAGGCATCACTACTAACAGGAGTAGGATCTGCTAACATTAAGTATGGTGTAGCTAAAGTGTACGTTCGGTATGTGTCATTTGACGAGACTTCACAGAAGGTCAGCCCACCGAGTATAAAGTGCAGATTATGAGGGTTCTGACCGGGGGCAGTTGCTTTTAGAAAGACAGACCCACTAGGGGTAGCCGTTGAAGGATCCCACGGTGTGCTGCACGTAGCAGTATATCTATTATCATCTGATGAGTTGCCATAGATCACATGAACCCCATCACCTGACCAGCCGAAGGAGTGCCACTTCCGGGTAGCCATAACGTCAAGCAGACCATCTAGGTCTGAGCCAGCATCTGTCCATGTCGTAGTCAAAGTAAAGGCATTCGGAGCAGGCCAGTTCGAACCCAGATTGTCACCACCATACAGTGTGATCTGATTGTCGCCATCCCAGAAGTGTGTCCTTCCGTCTGTCCACGCAGAACCAGTGTAAGTCTTAAGTAAGGCTACTACCCACTGTGACCCGTCCCATACCTTTGCTATGCCCATTACACTATCTGCGTGTCAGTGCCAGCATCATCTGTAAACCAGAGTTGACACGGTGTAGTGTTCTTAATCCAGAGCTGGCCGTAAGCACCAATGTCCGACTCGGCTGCTGCACGTTCCCTCATAAAGAACGAAGGGACAAACAGGCCACGAGTAGTAGCCGACTCACCAATGATGAGGATGTTATTGCTGTCTAGCCCGATCAACTTCTTGGTTGCAGCGCCGGTATCCTTACCATAGATGAAGTGGTTGTTTTCCGACAGAACCAAATGCCCACCCGTCGCTATCTGGGTGATGTTCTCTGCTGATCTGGAAATGACGAGAGCATCATCTGTTGCAGACTGGGCATCGTTGTATGCTCTTAAATAGAAGGTGTCGCTGTTCGCAAACATCGCCCACTTGCCTTCATCGGCAGTTGCGCCAGTCTGGATATGCCAACTCCTAGCGGTAGTCGCATGGGATAAAGTGAGCTCACCAGTGAGCGTACCACCTACAAGTGGCAAGTACGTTGAGGCATGGTTGCCCCACCCGTAAGCTGTATTCCAGTTAGCTATGGCAAGGTTAGAGCCAGTGACTGCACCTGTAACTGCGAGTGCGCCTGTCTCCAAGTTCAGAGCCATCTGTATGACAGTCGCGGGGTCGCGATCCATCCACTGAAATAAGTTCGCACTCGAGTCCCAGCGCATGATAGCGGTTAGTGTTCCGCCGATCCTGTACTGCATGTCAACGTCGTAAGCGTTTGTCGTTACGTTGTACTGGTTCGAGATCGAAGCAGATGCGGGTGCCTGAACGACAGCGGCACCTGCGAGGTCGATTGTTCCCGTGAAGTTGGGGGCAGCAAGCGGAGCATAGCCACCGGAGGCATGATCTCCCCACCCGTGAGCTGTGTCCCAGTTGGCGACGTTCAAGTTGCTACCAGTGACTGCACCACTAGAGGCTAGTGCTGGCACGTTGACTGTTGTGACCCCTGTTATGTTGAGGTCTGTAGTGACAGTGGCATCGAAGTTCATGTCAGTGCCGTCATGGTTGAAGTCCATGAAGGAGGTAGGGCGTGTGCCATAGCTACCGGCATTGCCTATCTTCAGGTCGAATAGGTCTTGAATCCATACACCCCTATCTAGTACGTCAATGAAGAACGGATACCGATAGGTCGGGCCACTTGTTTCCTTAGCATAGAAGCAGAAGTCACCATCCAGTACATTAGTACCGAACTGAAAGACACTGTCAGCATAGAAGCCTATCTGTGCTGCTATGTAAGAGTTGACTATGTCATTCTCAACCAGCATGTCTATGCTATTACGGATGGTGTCGCCATCCACTGCTGCTGTTCCAGTGCCACCTGCTATGGTAGCATCACCAGCTCCTAGTGCTACATAACCACCACTTCCAAAGAAGATACCGTAGTCTGTAGTGTAAGGATCGTCGGCTGCAATGTCCAACATGACACGAGCTTCATTAGCTTGTATAGACCACCCAGTAGTAGCACCACTGAAGTTGATCTTGTCGTCGTTCATGTTGATGTTCTTACTGTTGGACTCTAAGTTCCCACCTAGTTGCGGTGTAGTGTCCTCAACAATGTTTTCCAAGAAGGCAAGGGGAGTAGTGTCGAACCACATGTCGCCCTTAGCTGGGCCACCGGGCGCACTAGAGGCTACCTTTACATCAGCACTGTCGTAGCTAGCTGTAACGTGGCGTAGGAAATTGTCTCCCCCATTGACCCAAGCACTTCCACTCCACACTAGCAGATCTTCTGCTGCTATAGAAGTGATAGTAACATCAGTAATGTGATTTATTGATGCAATGCTGCCGACCGGAGAGAGTAACCAACTCATCTTATTCCCCTATGTCCACGTTATAGTGTATTCATTGGCATCAATCATGTGGTCAGTCTCATTATAGAAAGTCCACATTGTATATGCAGCACCCGGTTGCGAGTATATGTCTGCATCTGCTCTAGTGTACACTTTGGTGTCTGCTCCACCGACAAACGTACCTTGAATAGAGCATGTAGTCCAGACGGCATTATCGTCAGCATGTAGTCCATCGAACCCGATGTACCAATCGTTATCGAAGACATGCCCGTTGATTAGCTCTATGGTTGCACCCCTTACAGTGGTAGGGTCTACTGTCCCCATCTCTGTCAAGTCTGGTGCTGTTGTCACGTTGGCATAGCCTATTGTACTTGGGCCAGATTGCGCCCCAGCCGTAAGCGTAGTAGTCTCTGCGGAACCAGCGGCAGCGAATAATAGATGTAGTAAACTCATCTACGTTACCAGCACTGAGCCAGCGATCTTCCACTTAGTAGAGGCAACCTTCTTAATGACTGCTGTAGCGCCTGCGGCCAGCGTCCTAGTACCTGTCGTGTTGTCCTTAGACCATGTCATCGTATCAGTAGTGATGGCTACAGTCATGGATACTGAACCATCATTCTCAATGCCGATCATTGTACCTAACGGGAAGTTTATTGACGATTCAGCTGGAATCGTGTACACCTGCGAGGTAGTACCTCCTGTGAATCTGATTGTCTTGCCTTTGTCACTGAGTAGGATAGCGTAGTGAGCCGCTTGACCATTGATCTCAGAGATAGAGGGGTCTAGGAGCTGATCACCACCAGTGTCATCTGTGAACATGGGCACGTTAGGTGCATCGTTCTTAACCCAGAACTGCCCATCTCCTGCGACATCAGCATCAGCTGCTGCACTCTCTAGGATGAAGATGTTATCATCAAAGGTCTGAGCGGCAGCCCAAGTGTTTGCAGTTCCTAGTTCCGTAGAAGCTGCGGCCATATCTACGTAGATCTCTGCTAGTGCATCCTCTACATTGGTTGCGGCCATGTTGCCTGCTGTATCCCAGATGCCTATGATGCTAGCACCTGACGGATTAGTGACAGCAGCCAGTTCTGCTAAGGCTCCCTCCACATTGCCGGAAGTGTAGTACCCACCTGCATCCACAAGGGTTGACAGTAGTGCTGTAGTGACTGCCGATACTACACTAGCGTCTGAAAGCTGTTGTAGGGTGACCGGAGACTGATTAGCCACCGCATCTGCTAGGTTATTGATCGCTTGACCATTCATGTCAAGGTCGCCACTCATCGTATTAGGAGTAGTACCGTCCCTAGACACTGTATTCTCTATTGCCGCTTCGATCAGGGCATTGTTAGCGTTGTATACGCTAATCAGTGCATAACCTGCTGCGAGATCGGTGAGTGAAAGCTTTGCCATTATAGTTCCTCTAGTTTATCCAGTATTTTATCGAGTTTCTTGTCTTGTTTCGCTTGTTCGACGATTATGTACGTCTGAGTAGTGGACACTGCTATCAGAGTCTCAGTATTCTCCTTGACTTCCGCAGCAATCTGCTCCACCTTGTCTGCCTCCTCCTTGAGTGTGTCTACATCACTAGCTATGGCACCTATCCATACACCACCAGTGCCTACCATCCCTATAAGGGCAATAGCAGTGCCTATGCTAAAGATGCTAGCTTCCTTTCTGTTCCCATTCATTGTATCACCAATTCGAAGTGGCTCCAGTCCCTATCTAGTTCGCCTTTGCCAGTGTAGTTTTTCCAGTGGCCTCCCCACCGGATTTGGATTCCTTCACGACTTGCAGCTTGGTAGATGTAAGTCGCCATTTCATAGAATTCTTCAGTAGTTGACTGATACCCATTAGGGTACGGTACTATGTCTACTGCATGGCTAGGCCAAGCGTTGTGCTTGGACTCAGGCCACCTCTTCTGGGACATACCGTCACTGTATGCTTGGTTCTGTGATCCCATGTCCCTGTGCCCCCAGATAATAGAGAAGTCAACGTGCTTAATAGCCTCCCCTAGGATTACCTTAAGGTCTAAGCTGACTCCAACCATCCGTTGTTTACTAATCTTCCCGAAACTAGGCACCGTCTTCTCCCTCTGAGTCGAACTGTGACATGTAGAAGGCAGCTGCTGCTGCTCCCATCTTGGTAGCATTCCCACCCGTAAGTCTAGGATCATAGAGAGACAGCATCAGGTCTTTGTTCCAGTTGACAATGGAGAGAGTCCCATGATCCTCTGCTGCGTTTATATAGGCACCATGATCGTACCCCTTGCTCTCTAAGAACTCACCAAGGGCTAACCCTACGTTCTCTCCTCTCTGGTCTGCATTCATTGCATGTGCAATAGCATTCTTATCTGCCTGAGCAGGGAAGGCTTCAATCAGCTGGTCTCTTACTTCCGGTGGACGGAAGTTACCATTGATGTCATGAAAGAGGAATGCGTTCTTCCCTAAGAAGTAGTGCGGTGTCGAGGATGCTGTATTGATACTAGCAAACCGACTTAGTATTTGTGTTCCCTCAGTTGGAAGCCCACGTTCTGCCAGCCATTCGTTCAGCTCACGAGCTGCGGGGTACTTTACTAGTGTGTTAGCTGCTGATCGGCCACCATCCTCTGCGAACTGCACTGTGAAGTACTCCTCCAAGAAGTTCTGGAAGTATCTAGTAGCTTCCTTATTGCCTACTCCAGTACCTAGGGCTAGTGAGCTAATCTCCTCATCAACTAGCTTAAGGTTCTTCCTGTGCAACTTCACACTACGTACAGTAGCTTCGACAGCAGCATTGTTGCTGCCACTGTGGAGCCCTTGCTCGTACGGTCTGCTAAACTGGACGAAGTCCCCAGTACCACCCAGTGCAGTATCAGTCTGTCGTGCTATATTAACGAAGACTCTATCGCCATAGGCTGAGTCCTTCGTCATCAGCTCGGCTTGCTGCTGATACCTTGGGTTCTTGTAGAGCTTAGACTTGACCTTAGTCTGGAACTCTATGTCTGCCTTCATGTTAGCAGATACTTCTTCTCTAGCAGCATTACTGTTCGTTTGTGATATAGCTCTGCTAGCGAAGTCAGGGTCTGAGAGCTGCTCATTGTACCGTCTTGTATACTCCTCTGGACTAGTGGTCTGCCTCCGGAAGTCAATCTTCTCTATCTTAGGATCGAATGTAAGGGTCTCCCGTATAACAGCTTCCTCGGCTATTGCACCTGCGTCTAGTTGCTCTACGATCTCGTCGGTAAAGCCACCCTCACCCGCTGCTCTAAGACGAGCCGCCTCTCGAAAGCCACCGCCGCCAAGGGGGTCGCCCACTCGAGCGACATCAGTAACCGCATCGGCAACCTTAGTTGCCTTAGCAGCCTTCTTAGCAGCCTTTGCTGCGTCTGCTATGCCCTTGATTCCCATTTAGTCTAGCTCCTCATCCCCTACTACATCGCTCAGATGGCTTAATAGCGCACCGTAGCCATTATCATTCTGTGCCTTGTTGTAATCTAACTTATCCGACCCACCTCTAGCATAGTCTAGCACTGCCATAGCGTGAACCTCTTCTTCCCAGTTCCGGATAGCTTCTCTGGCCTCTTGCAAGATCATGTGTTTGCTTGAGAATTGGCCTGTCTGTGCATAAGCCCCCTCATCAATGCTTAGTGCCAGCCTGCCTGTCTTTTCGAACCGGCTTGCATCAGCTATGACTAACTTACCTATGGTAGTGCCATCCAACAGACTAAACCTTGCTCCGGTCTGGTCTAACTGGTTAGTTATCTGGTCTTGAGCACTGTTAGCAGACGAGCCCTTAGCTCGCTGCTCACTCATTTGCTTTACCCAGTTGTCAAGCACTGCTTGACCGCCTTCATTCCTCAGCCGTTCGATCTGTTTGAATACATTGGGGTGGGTAATGAAATCTGTAGTGTTCTCCCTGACTTCGAAGAACTGTTTGGGTCTCTTGTTGATCCTAGCAATGTTGCTAGCAGAGGCATTTATGATTCTGGTGGCTGTTCCAACATCATCACCCGCTGCCGCGATACCAAGGAGTTCAGCTGTCTTATCCTCAGTTGCAGAGGCTATCTCTTCGTCTGACATTCTAGATGGGGTAGGGTTATTCTCGAACGGAGTCTCTGTCCTCTCCCTGTTGGCTTCCAGTGCTGCCTCAATCTCCTCTGGAGACTGAGCTGGGTTTACTTTAGCACGACCACTGTCAGTATATACTCTAGCGAGAGAGCCTGTAGTGACTGCTCTGACCTGTCTGCCTAGCTCGTCAGCCACGATAGTGTCTTGACCTGTCAAGCTCTTAAACGGCTGCTCACCAAGCAGGATCGACGATCCCTCTACCCATACGAGCATGTTATCAAAGTCAAGGTCATCATTCCGGATCTCTTGTATACGCATATCGTTCTGGATCTTCCACTTGTTCAGCATATCAACGTCTTCAGACATAATAGCGTCCTCTAGAGCTTGCATGTGCAACAACTGGTTGTCTCTGATCTTTGCTAGCATTACGAACTGGTCGTTAGTACGCTGGTTGAGTGGTACATTGTCAAGGTAGGTGCCTAAAGCAGTCCTAGACAGTGCAATCTGCTGTAATGCAGCCTCTTTGCCACCACCTTCGACCCAGTCAAATACAACATCAGAGTCCTGTACGTTCCTGTCGTTCTGGAATTCGTTTAGGACAGCTTCTAGCTGTACCCCAAACTGTTCTATGGACGCTTGTAGGTGAGAGGCCTTACCCAGCATGTCTTCATGTAGGCTGTCAGCAGCACCCGGATGTTCTAGGTCATAGTCACCTGCGTTCTGGCGTTCTGCTGCTCTCCGTAGCCCTATCTCTTTGCGGGTCTGTATCTCTTGCCCCATCATCCACAGATTAGTGAACTTAGGGTCACTGGGTAGGACATTCCTAGGAATACCGTAGCCACCGTCCTCGTATGAGCGATAGCCTACCTCTTCTATCTCTAAGAGCCTCCGTTGAGCCAGTGCCGTAGCACCTGAGTTGCTGTTGGCAACATCACCTAGCCGTAGTGCCTCTAGACTAGGGTCTTTAGAGACGAAGTTGCTGTGGCTAGCTGCCAGCTGAGCTGCGAAAGCAGGGTGCTCTCTTTGCATCTCTTGCAAGCTGATCTTCATCTTGAGGCCAGCTGCCGCTGCTTGGCTACTAGTGCCTCTGGCAATAGTAGCCCTATATCCGGCTATTTGGCTGGCTAGCCGTGCCTCAGTCGGATCTTCAGTAGCTCCTAGTGGTGCTAGGTCAATAGCAGCCGGATCTTCTGGCTGTCCTGCTGTAGTGGAGGCTACATCCTCTTCTAGGCGACCTCCTAGCTCACCTAAGACATCCCTCTCTACCTTCCGCTGTACAACGCCGCTCAAGTTATCTAGTCCTGCGACTAGTCCCCTATTAGCTCGATCAATAGCTGCTCTTTGTGGGTCTGAGGTCAATACTTGAATGTTTCCTAAGTCTGCCATTATCTATTCTCTTTTGTTAGTTCGTGTGCTTGTTTATCTTCGTCAAGCCGACGCTCGTGGGTGTCCCTGAGCAGTGACTTGAGGTTCTCACGCTGTTCAGGCGTAAGCTCTACCAGCTGGTCTATTAGTGCCTCGTGTTGAGGGCCAATACTGCCCTCTGCCATCCATTCAGACAGGATCTTAGCTATGCTTGGCTGTCCGTTGTTGAACGGCTCTATAAGAGACCGTTGTAGGATCTCCATACGCCTAGCTTCTGGGAAATCTTCCCAAAGATTCGAGATCATCTGTACATTGAGCATCACATCTTCTGCTGTCATGGCACCATCTCTCCATCTCTGGATCAGGCGCTTGAAATGATCCTTATTCTCACGTATGATGCCATCGACTTCGTCATTACTGTCATATACGGCCTGTTGCAAGGCGTAGTAAGCAATCTCTTCCTTAGTTTGTACTCCGAATAGCCCCTTAGCTATCAGAGCCTCCCAAGTAGGACGAAAAGGCTTAGGCTCATTCATACTAGAGAACTGCCTGCTCATCTTAGCCCCTAAGTACACCTGTACTCCGTTGCTATACTGTGGTATAGCCCCAGTCAGCATAGCATCTGCTGTCATTACGAACTTGTCCACCTCTGGCATGTCCGGAGCCCCTCTCATCACCCAGTCAGCAAAGCTCTGCCCCATAAGTACCTTAGATACTAGGCTACCGAACGGCCCAAAAGCCGCTTTCTGTGGCTGGGACGCTATCAGAGTGATCTGTGACTCATATAGACGCTGTAGATCTATGCCGGGGGCTAAGAATGACAGATCTAGTGCCTTGCGCTCATCATTTGTGAGATCCATAATGGCATTATAAGACGAATCTATCACACCTGCTGAGATTAGGTCAACAAGGGTGATCTTCGTACCGGGAATGGGTTGATCAGACACGCCCATGTTAGTAAGCTGCTGGGCTACCCAGTCTTTAGCACCGAATTGGTTACCACCGTAGAGTATCAGGGTGCCAGCTACAATCGCTAGTGCTTGCTTCCCATTGATATTAGGATTCAGAGCCATCATGCCTAAGGCTGCCTTGTGCGAGAAGGAAAGGAACTGTGTTCCTACCTTCAGAGCTCCAGACTGGTACTTCAGGTTGTTGGCTCGAACCATACCGAGGCCTAGGTTACTGGCTGTACGGGTTACTTGCTGCCACTCAGCGTCTGAGAGCTGCAACAGGCTCTTATAGCCCTTGGCTTGCATGTGCTGGTTCAGGGCTAAGCCCCAAGTGAAGGTAAGGTTGTTCTTCTCTCCGAAGTCGAACCCCCATTTCTGTGCCCAGTTCATTACAGCTGTGCCTGCTTGCTTACCTCGGTAACCAATCATGCCCACCGGACTATCAGGGAGCTTGATCTTGTTCATCTTGGTGGATCCACCCGCAAAGGAGTGGGCACTTACTATGTCAACGATGCCAGATCTATTGAACTGCTTGATCAGATGCCTGTATTCCTTCTGGCTCAGCCCCATGAACTTCGCCATCTTGGCATTAGACAGTAGTGGCTCGTATCCGGACTTCAGCAAGGCTGTCAAGCCTGCTCTCAGGCCAATAGCATCCCTAAAGATAGCACCAGTGCCGACATAGACCGGCGCAAGAGGAGCTAAGTACCCAATCTGGGCACTCTGCATGAGTGCTTGCCGTGCTGGGCGCAGTACCATGAAGGCCTTGAACGCTATGCTGGTCATAGTCCGGAACGGATCCATCTGCATCAAGTATTTCTCTAGAGCTCTGGAGCCATTCACTTGCCACGGCAGTATGCCGTCAGCCATACGGGTAAGACCAGTGGCTATGCTGAGAGTCTTCTCTCGTAGGAAGGGGATTGCTGCTGACTCAGTGCCTTCTACTAGCCTGAAGTACTCTATGATCTCCTTAGCATCTAGGATCCTGCGTTTCTTTACGACATCTGTCGTGTTCTTCGCGTCTCTTCCTAGCTTAGATGCTATCTCATCCAGTGTATTCGTCCGGAATATCCCCGGCTGGACTATGTCTTGGTATGTGGACTCGAATGCCCCCTTGTAGGACTTAAGCAAGTCCTCATGTGTTGACTGTCTAGCAGCTAGGCCGATGCCACGCTCCATAGACTTGATAGGATCCTCTAGTTGAGCTGTACTACCGTTGACATTAGGCAGTACTGTGTCTGCCCTGTTGTCCCAGAACATACGTCCTTCTCTGTTGAGTACTTGCTTCTGGAATAGGGTGGACTCTGTAACTTGAATGTCCTTGCCACGCCGTACTTCCCACTCAACACCGGGTACTGGCTTGATACGGGCAATCTTACGGTTGCCTTCTTGGAGTGTACTGGCTAACCAGACAGCTTCTTCGTTGACACCCATTGCTCCTACAGCTGGCTTGCCGTTGATGGTGACTCCGGACTGCTTCTTAATGACGTAGTACGGGTCAGCCGGGAACCTGAACGTATAGCCGGGGGTGTAGTGCAAGGGATTGAGACTGAGTTCACCTATCTCATAGGAGTCTCTGATGATAAGTCGGGTATACTTCTCAGTATTCCTCCCCGGAACTTGGATAGGCATATCCAGTTCCATTACCTTACCCCCGTCACGGTACAGTTCTTGGATCTCAACCTTAGTAAGGGAGACACTACCCTCTAGGTTAGGGTCGTAGTACATACCGGGTTTGATCTCGGTCTCTGCCAGTACCTTACCGTGGTAGCTAGCCAGCTCTGAATTGGTAGATCGGGCTGTCTGAAAGCCTCGAGCATTGAACTCCCGATACAGCCTGCGGTCTAGCACAGAGTGCAGAGTATCCATAGCCTCACGCAGTGCTACTACCCCTACTTGCTGCTTAGGAGTAATGTTCCCATAGTGAGCATTGATCTCAATCATAGTAGGAGCTCGACCGTAGTCCTTGCCAAAGCTCTCTGCCCACTCAAAGGCTGAGTTGACGAACTTCGTGTCTGCTACGCCTAGCTTGTAGTAGGGATCCAGCATGGCATTGAACTGCCTGTTAAGCTGCTGCTCGAATAGAGAAGCGTCGAGGAAGTCCCCGTAGAACTTCTCTCCGAATACCACGTTAGGTGGTATAGTCCAGCCTCGGCCTGTGGCCGGGACTGCATTGTTCATGTGTTTTGGGTCTAGTGCTAGCTTGTCAGCTGGGTGCCAGAACCTCTCTTGCTCGTACCTCAGGTAGAAGTCAGAGTTCCAAGGGGTAGTACCCAAGGTACCTGCTGGTCTTGAGCCCATGAAGATAGCTTGTATCATCTCGTCACTGTCCTTGAAGACACTCTTGAGGGTGCCGTCCTTCTGAACCCGCACGATGTCGAACGTCTTTATCGTGTCGTCATCAACCCAGTGAGTGATGTCCTTAAGCATCTCATCAATAGTACGCCAACCCCCTTCTCCTGTCTGGCCGATGATGTTGGTCATCCTGTAGCCAGTGTCATTAGGGAGTATCTCTACTGTAGACATCTTAGGCATGACAGCATGGCCGTCTGCTAACTCTAGCTCATCCAGTTCTCTTTGGATCCGAGCCTTCTTATCTACGCTTGTTAAGGATCTGCCTGTCAGCTTGTCTGTAGACTCTAAGAGTTCTGACGCTTGTCGTTCACTCCTTAAGTACTGCTGTGCCACTCCGTCAGGAGCACTGACTATGTCATCAACGAAAGGTCTAGGCTTAGGCAGTATGGCAGGGATGAGCTCATCAGCTTCTAATCCGAACCTAGCTGCTACTACATCGTTCTGTAAGGTCTCCCATATCTTGCCAAGCGGGTACTCACGCGAGCTACCTGCTGCCATGTAGAAGGCCTGTGGTGTACTCCGCCCTGCGGCCATACCCCTTAAGGCCTTGAAGCCCAGACCGGCTACTATGTAAGCACCGACTACTGTATCGAAAGCTTCGAATATGGCACCTGAGAAGAAGTCAAGATTGTTCTTTGCATCTATGCCTGACAGTACACCCGGAGTCAGGATGGCAGTAGCTTGCTCTATAAGGTTAGCCCTTGTAACGACATACCCGTATACGGGGTGGTTGCCTGCTTTCTGCAAGTGCTTAAGTATCTGCTGAGCCATTGCAAGCCTTTCGTGCTGAGGCAGACTTACCATCTTGTCCCTTATGATCTGCTTAAGCACACTAGGGCGCTTCTCATAGAACTGCTCTGGCCTGTCCATGCCAAGCATGTCAAGGATGGGCAGTAGTACCTGTGCTCGAGTGATCTGGTTGAAGATAGGGATGATCTCTTGGCCTGCTATGCTACGCAAGTGGTCAAGGGAGATCTTTCCCTCTTGCCCTTTAGGGGCTGGGGCAAATGATTGGGAGTCCATGAAGTCTTTCCAGTCACCCCAGAAGGCAGCTTGAGACTGATGCAGTAGTTGCTCCTTAATCATACGAGCTGAGTCAATAGGCATACGCCCCATTGCAGACTCGAACTCTTGATTGGTGAAGTCACCGCTTCCTTGGTAGAGAGCATAGACAAGGTGCAGTCCCCTAGAGGTCTGAGACTCCCAGTCAATCATGAGTGCTAGCTCCTTGATCTGGTCAGGGTTAGTGAAGTCAATACCACTGGTGTCTAGCTTCTGGGCGAGAGCCATCTCTCGCACGGAGGCAGCTGCCTGTGTCTCCACATTGCCCAGCTCTATGTGCTGTTCAGTTCGTTGATTGAACTCGTCATCGACATCTAGTGCTATGACATCTTGCATAGCTCTGTCTGATGCTATACCGGGAGCTACACTCTCTTGCTCCTCTTCCTCTGGGGGATACAGGTTCGTCCGTTCGTCCTTAGGTGCATATAAGCGCCTGCGCTCAGCTAAGCCAGCCTCACGCTGCTTCCTGCCGCCTAGTGGGCCGAGCTCTGGGTCTCGTGTAGGCAATGCTTGTGCCTCTACTTCTTCAGCAGTCGGGCCTTCTCTACGAATTGGGTTTAGGTCTGCCATTAGTCGGTTACGTCCTGTCCAGCGGAAGAAGAGAAGAAGTTACCAGCTGCTCCTGCTATATCGCCCAGTAGGTTAAAGGTCTGGGCTTGTCCACCCTTCTTAAGGATCTTCTTCTGAAGTTGATTGATTTGATGAGCCTCTACTATGCCTGTGAATGCTTGTGTTCTCTGTGAACCGAGAGTACCTTGTACTCTTGAGCTCTCTAGCCCACCTGCTCTGGCACCAGCTACTGATACTTGCATAGCTTGCTGCTTCCGGAAGTTGCGTAAGAAGGTTCTTACCTTCTGCTTGTTCTGTAGCTCTGCCAGCTGGGCAGACTTCTTGGCAGCACTCTTAGACTTCTTCCCCGATAGGACAGACGATCCAATCTGGATAACTGCCATTGCTGCTGCGTAATAGCCCACTAGACTTCCCTCTTGATCTTGTAGTTCGTAGAGAACCCTAGGATATGTGAGTCCTTAGTGGCTTCTCCGTCGAAGCGCAGTTGCAGTACTCGGCCTCTGCCTCGTACCTTATTGCGTGTGATGACTACAGGGTAGCCGTCAGCATATGTGTCACTGGCATCAACAGGCTGGAAAGCTCTTGTGTGCCTGTACACTTGATTCTGTGATCCCCACTTGCCAGCTACATCGTTGTCAGTGAAGTCCCACCTAGCTCTCATCAGTGTGGAGCTGGGATTGACTGCTGTCAGATGACCACCGCTGTCAGTGAATCCTGTCTCAGTCTTACCTTGGTATACTGTAATGACAGGGGCTCGCTTCTTCCGCTGGAAGTCCCCTATGTTGTCCCATCCAGTTACTAGGAAGGGCAGTGGAGACTCTACACTGTCGAAGTCTACATAATCTGATTGGCTCATGTCACACGTAACAATAGTAGCTCCTACATGACAAGGCCACTTAACCTTCTGGTTGCTGTCTGAGCTGTCTGCATCTGTTATTGGATAGGCTCCAAACACACCATCATTGAACTTGTACTTGTAGTATGCTGACACCCGCAAGTCCATTACAAGAGCATTAGCGTAGATATTTATGTCGTCACCGCTGTCTCCATACAGTATATAGATTCTCTTGAGTGCATCATCGAAAGCAGTTTGCACTACCCTCTGCTGAGCAGCAGGGATGGCATTCCATAGTGTTTGCACACTTGTCTCTGACACGTTCTTAGCCTCTAGGGCTCCTGTAAACTCATTAGGAGCTAACTGGATGATGCCCTTCGTACCTGTGTACACGGCTCCTTTACTTATAGCAATAGGACTAAGAGGAGAGGAGCACTCATCGTCAGTGATCTTGCGTACTGAGTAACCGTCAGCTGTGAAGAAGCCACGCTGTCCACCGGCTATCTCCCACACGCCTTGGTCTGAGAACACTATGAGATTGCCTCGTATTGACAACATATCTTTTACTACCCCAAGGCTAGGGATAACTATTGTTCCGCCGTCGTTAGGGAGGAGTGCATTGAACTCTACTGCTGTTGGGTCGCCTGCTTGAAAGCAGAACCCGAATACGTTAGGCTGTAGTGCCGTCTGTGAGAAGAAGATAGTGTCTGCATACTCTGCGGTAGGCATCCCCGCGTAGAAGATGTGCCCACCGTGGTACTCAATGACAGTAGGCCCGACTGTCTCTACTGCTCCTGCACTGTTAGGCAGAGCAGCCCCGCCATCGACTTGACCTTTGGATACGTATATGTTAGCCCATGACTTCCACTTCTCTATTCGGTCACCGCCTACCTTGAGTGAGCCGGGTTTTTGGGTATCGAAGTAGAAGCTGTTACTATCTACTGTAGTAAGTTGGTGTGTACCATCAAATGAGTAGAAGCCCTGATTGCCCCCACCGCTCTTGATTACATATTTAGAATTCTGACCTGATACAGTAATATAGTCGTTAGTGGTCTTGCCGTGCCCTGTTATCGTGACAGTGATACGCCATACGCCGTTACCTTGATCAGTCTTCGTCCATGACTCTATAGGTTGTGAGACACCACCTGTAGTCAGGTTCTCTCCAAAGGTAGTGTCCATAGGATTAAGAAGCAGTGCTCCTTGCCCTGCCGTATCCCCTGAGAAGAACTCTCCTGCTACCTTATCCGCATCGAATGTCTGGATACCATCAAGATCTGAATAGGCTACGTTTGTAATTCTACGATAGCCTCTGTACCAGAACTGCTTCTTAGCTGGGAATGTATTGGACTGAGTAGTCCAGTAGGTCTCAATGTCGCCTTGCTTCCACCCTCTGTTCCGCAAGTTGTACAGGTGATCAGCGGTTATATCTGTTACCACCCCGCCAGCAGGATTGACACTATTAGATATGCCATCGTTAATGCCGTAGAAGTCTCGTATCTTTAGAGGGATTTGGGGGTACGTAAATGTAGCTGTAGCAGGATCGTACTCTATATAGAATGGCTGGCAGTACTTGTTTGCTACGAAGAAGCGTCCTCGTCCAGTCGAAAAAGAGCAAGCCTCACTCCCTATCAATTCTTCTGTAGTGTCTTCATCGAGCGTGTATACTCCTAGCTCTACTGGAAAAGAAGTATAGGTAGTACTGACTATCTCTGCATCATCAGTAATGTAGAGATACGCACCTACTTGGTGAACGATAAAGTTCTTATCCGGATCTCCACCGGCAGCTCGCCACTTCTTAGACTTATGTACTTGCGTAGTAGTAATAGGATTCTCTGGTGTGAGAGCCGACCCACCTGCCTCTTGTGCTAGCCCTCTCCGTCTGCGACGGGTGCCATTAGGCCGAATCTCATAGTTCTGCTCGTCCGTGGAGTATCCATCGGGGAAGCGTAGCTGGTGAGCTTCAGTATTCAGTCCCCCCGCAAGGGAGAACTGATTCTTAGTATGTCGGGCTTCTGGCATTACTTACCTACTTGGTTGCTTTCTTTTTAGGGGCTTTCTTTTTCGAGGCCATAGCTGCCGCCACGGCTTTAGGTTTGTCGTCAACTTCCGGCTCCTCTGCCTTGATGATGTCACCCAGTTCTGCTACTATCGCTGGATCCAGTGCTGCAAGGGACTCCTCTGGAGTCTGCCTAGCCTCTACTACAGGGGCTGCCTCTACTCGTGGCTTACCTTTCATAGATGCTTCTAGGTTAGCTCGATCTGACTTGTCCCACTGACCATTAAGCCAATGCTTGATCAGTTCTTGCAATGCACTAGTCTTTGTCCATTGCCCTTTGAATGCTTTAGGGATGACTGCATTTGAGTGGTCTGGGTTAGGCCTAGCATGTACTAAGCTAGAGCCACGCTTCCCTTGGATTTCCCACTTCTTACCAGTGGGGTCGATGTAATTCTCAATACTGATCTGTCGGTCTAGGTTGAACTTCTCGTGCTCTGACATAGGGTGGTCTCCTGTTGTCTATTTGCGCCCGTGGTTAGGGCCGGTTCGTTGCTGTTGCAACTGTTTAGTAATGTACTTCTTACGCTGTGCGCGTACCTCAGAGTGACTCTCTCGCCGTTGCACGGCCATCGGAGCCCCATCCATGTACACATCAAAGTAAAACGACCGAGCTCGATTCTTAAGTAACTGCATCAGGTTCTGAGGTAAATCAGGTACTGCGCTGTCGCTTAAGGCAAGCGTCGGCCTCTGTACTCCCTTGACCAGCGTCTTGCTGGCTTGGAGGTTTGTCTCTAGTGCTACATCGTATGAGTCGAAGATGATGTCATCGTATCCCTCGAGGATTGTCCAGTATGACGGAGCTTTGTCATTCTTAATAAGGAGTGTGAATCCACTGTCCCCTAGGGACTGAGATGTAACGTCTGAATCAGACGATGTCAGAGCCATTGCTGTCTCTAGGAAGGCTGTCGGATCCTTGAAGGTGATCTCTCGGAACCTAGCTACGGCACCGACAGTGGCACGTATGTCATAGTAGACCTTCTCGATACTATGGAACCCTTCGGGTCTAGTCATCTGAGTAGGGGTTGAGGAGCTAGTAGCTGTGAGCTTGACTAGCGTCTCTTGTGTCTTGATGTCGAACTCATCTACGATGAGCTTAAACTCGTTGCGTACTACTCTAGCACACTGGTCAGACTCAATCGTATCAGAGACAGAGTTGACCTCATCCCCATCTGCGTCTGAGAGTATGTCTTGTACGATTTCTAGGAGGGTGTCTTTAGCCATGTCTTTACTGTCTCATTGAATCTAATGTTAGCTTCTCTGCACTCGCTGAGTGCGTTGGGGAATACTCTAAGGGGCTCATCCAGCCTCTTTCTTGGTTCAACTACTACTGGCTGGTGCTTGTAATTATAGAACTTAGAACTGTATGGGTTGACAATGACTGCGGCTCTGCCCAGTAGTGTCGCCCAGTAAGCTCCGTGATACGAGGTGGTGACACACACCTTAGCTGAGCCTATAAACCTTATAGCTTCCTCAAAGGTGCATCTGTTAGTCAACACGTTTATCCCTAGGCCACTGAGATCCTTAGATCTGCTGTTCAGGTACGTGACAACATCGTGCTCTATCTCGTACTCCTTGTCAAACAAGGGTGACATGCAACTTGCACAAGGCACCCATTCGGCACCAACTTGCCCTGTATCTCTGCTGCCTATTAGAGAAAACTCAGGTAGCTCGAAGGGTTTAGTCTCCGTCTCAAACCTGTTGGTCTGTCCTATACCCCACGCTATCTTGGTACCTTCCACGTAGCCCTGTTGGATAGTCATATCCCTTGTGATGGCACCACCCCCAAAGATGTAAACATCTGCTTCAGGTGGTATCGGCAGCTTGGTATCGTGGTACGTTGCTCCGTAATCGAAGTACAGACACGGAGAGCTTACTAAGTCACCAAGGTTTGTGGTCGCTATACGACTAAGTGCTAGGATACTCATAGTTCTCTGGCTTGCACACATCCTCTAGTCTGGGGCCATGATAGCCTAAGTGTACTTTACCATCCCGAAAGTACGACTGTAGATCTTCTATTTCTACCTTTACCTTCGGTTCAAACTCACAGTCTCCTGTTATAATTACTGGTACATGTGACCACCCTAAGTGCTGCACTGCCCAGAGGCGATTCGTTCCTGTCATCAACCAGTGGTGCTCTGCTTTGTCACCCCTGTGGTTGATTACTATAAGGGGATTGACGAGGCCGCACCCTTGGATATTCTCCGCAAGTGCAACCCGCCAAAGTTCTCGTCCTTCCCTCACTACCTTGTTGCAGACCCGTATAGAGTCTACTGGGTACAGAGGGCAATACCAGATGTCATACATCCTAGCTATCTGCTGTCAAGCCATGTGCATCAAGCACTGCTATGATCGCATTGATCTTTGCAGACAGGTCAGTACCCAGTTGCAGCATCTCTGCTAGAACTATGGTAGCATCTCCGTCAGCAATCGCCGTTGCGTCAGCAGCGGTCAAGCCGGGATTATCAGTTCCATACGTGATGGAATGATCTGCGATTGTCGTCTGTTGCAAGCCGCCCATAGGTTTCCCTAGTCCGTCTGCAAACAGTGCATCGCCTTTCTTTGGATTTGCCATAATAGGTTCCTCTTTGTCAGGGGTCAAGCCCCCCTAAGGGGGCTATCACCTATTAAGTTAGTTGGCTAGGGTCACGCCTTGGCTACCTGAAGGTACAAGTACCTCTAGGGTCAAGACACCAGCACCAGCTGTGAACGCGCTCTGTTCGAAGCCAAAGACTACGACTACATCCGAATCGGATGTTGCACCGCAACCAGTAACTCCGCCTACGTAAGCACCGTCACAGATGACTATGTCACCAATGGCGTTCAACGCCGAAGTGGCGATGTCAGCATCAATGCCAGCAGCAAGATCGTCACCAGACGAGGAACCATCCCCACCTGCTGCGTACGTGCCAATGTCAAGCGTTGATGCGTCACCTGTAGTGAAGCCAGTAGTTACGACAAACGTAGCTCGCTGAATAGCAGCTCCACGAGGGAGAATAACACTTTGCGGGGGCATTGAAGCAACCGTAATTGCATCAGTGTCCTCAAGCGCCGTAGCATCAGGCAGTTCGATAACATACGTCTTAAGCGTACCGCTATCCCCTGTTACTCGACCAACATTGTTATCCACACTGTGTGTGCCATAACCTACAACCAAACCATCAAAGGTGTGTGTATTTGCTCTACTCATAATCAGCCACCCTATACTTGGTCGTTGTCGCTAAGAATCACGACAAGGTTTTCAGGACGATAGACTTTCAAACCATAACGAGCGGTCGTGACATACTCTTCACGCTGCTTCTTATAGTTGTATCCGCCATCTACTTTAGGCATCTGTCTGAATGCGCCCATGAATGGGAGCAAGTCAGGAGAAGCCGCACTGAAGAATGTATTACACTTTCCAGCAGCAGTGGTGAGTCCACCGATTGTTTCGGCTCCAGCCCCGGCAGCACCGGCACCAGCGAGGTAGTTCGAAACGAATACGTCAAAGCCAAAGATGTTCTTAACGAACGTCATGCCATTGCCGATACCCGATTCAACGATACCTTCCCATCGAGGGTTGTTCGAGACGTTGACGATGTTCGTCAGCGTGTTGATCTCGTACTCAACCGATGGGTCAACGATAGCGATTAGGTTAGACTGCGGTACGTTAGCTTTCTTAAGCGCGTACAGAGCCTTAGCGAAATCTGCTACAGCCATTGTTTCACTAGTACCAGTTGCTACGAAGCGATGCTCCGCGCCATTGATACTATTGACGTTGGTCACTGTCTGACCGCCAGATGCTCCACCCATACTAAGGGCTAGTACATCCGTCTCGATCTTCTCAGCAATCGCTCGTGCCTGTGTAGGCAAGAACGCTGCTTCGAGTTGACTTGAATAAAACAAGTCTTGTCGAGCTTTCTCTGTTATATAGTTACCAGAACTCAGGTACTCAGAGATGGAGAATGTGAACTCACCCGTATCAAGAGCAGAGAAAGTTACGTCAGTATCTTCCGTATAGTCTTGTACAGTGCCTTCACCAAGCGACGGGATAGTGAACTGGTCACCATCAGGGAACTCACTCAGCCAGTTTACCCAGCCTTGTGCGTTCAACTCGTCTTGGAGAATTTCCTTGAGTTGTGTACTCCAAACCTCTGAACGAATGAGAACAGCACTATTTCCTGTGGTATGTGCCATGCTTTATTTCCTCGTTAGAGAGTTAGTTGTTGAAACGCTCTCCCAGACCGTTCATGCTCCGTGACAACTCCCGCTGAATAACTTGGTCGTTGAGATACTTCACATGTCCTACTTCTAGCCTCTTGGCAGTAAACCACGCTTTAGTCTTGAACCCGTCCACTTCCTGTGGGTCTGAGTTCTGATTAAGCGCATTGGTATTCATGCCTTCAAGTACAGATGTAGAGCCTGAGCTAGCAGTACTCTTGTCCGGGGTAATCAGTGATGCGAAAGCGTCGGGACTTGATTCGCTCAGCGCGGCTAGCGCAGCAGGGCTCATGCCCAGTGCGGTCGCTCGCTCTGTCACAAGCAGTCGGGCGGCTTCAACATTGCCATCCGTTAGCTTGAGCACTAGCGTATTCCCTATCGCACGATTCGCGGCCTTGGTGTCGGCCTCGTTATCGCCTGTTACTACCTTACGTACAAGTTGCTCCAGTTCTTCTTGTGACATTGTCTGTCCACCTTCTGAACCTTCTTTTGCAGATGCGGCTTTGATTGCTTCTAAGATCTCACTCATGTTGTCTCCTTTAGCTTTTCCAGCTGTAAGAGTTTCCACTTGTTCCTTCAGCGTAGCATTTTCCGTTTCGATAGTGGTGATATGCTCATCACTCTTAGCCTTTCCTTGGGCTAACTCCTCAACGGAGCCGAACTTCTTACCCTCACCTACGAGTGTATCTAGTACACTCTCAGTAGTCTGGTCACTACTAAATACGTCGTCGGGCATGGTCGCCCTCCTATTTCAGTTGTATTACTCGTTTGATTTCACGCAGCACTTTCCTTCGAGAGATATTGGCTACGTGTTCCAATTCCCAATTACGTTTCGAGAAGTCTTCGTCATCTCGGTCTGAGGTGGCGATCATCTCGTCGATAATTTCCTCCAGCCTACGCTGGAAGAGTGTTGAATTCTTTAGAGCCTTCTCTGACTCTGCTTTAGCTTCTATGTACTCTGCCTTGGGCAGCTTCCTATCTTCTTTGAACCATCTAACGTCCATCTACCATGTCCTGTTGTTATTTACAAGTATCAGATCGAATCCTGCGTGTATGTGTGCAGGGTTGGTAGCACAAGTAACCTCTACTAGCATGTCAGTCTTCTCTGTAAACTTGTAGTATGGCTTGAACCAATGCTGGAACCCCGGTTGCAACTTAGGTATAGCAAACGCATGTTTGACTGTGAACAGATCGCCATGTACGCGGTTGGCTGTCTTTAATACTACCTCAGTACTTTGTGGTACTTTGTTAGTCTCACTGGTGACAGACGTATAGTAACTGGTCATGTATGCCGTCTTGCCTGCTGGTACCGTGTAGACAGCCATCAGTGTCTGGTTGATGCCAGTCGTGATGACTGCGTAGTCTACCGACTCTCCGGCGTTATGCACACGGATCGTCGAGGTGGGTACAACACTGCCCATCATAATCATACGGAAGCAGCGGATCAGTGGGGTAGCCAGTTCAACTATGTTCGTAGTCAGAGTTGCATCCAGTGTAGCTACCTGAGTGACTTGATTCCAGTCAGCGTCGAGGCCTTGTACACTGACTAAGCCTCCTCTAAGGAGTGCTTGGTCTGTCGTCTGACTTATGTGCGTCATTAGTGCTGTAGCAGGGAAGGTATACGTAGCACCTCCATCCCATACTACTGTAGCAGTATCCGCAGCAGCCTCAGCCGCAGCACCAAACTTGTTGATACTAGAGCATTCATTGTAGGCACCCCTTGGTATATCCAGCATAGGATCTACTAGGAGGTTGCCATTCCTGTCAATGATAGCCGTTGTCACTAGGGCTCAGGCCTCTCGATGATGTCTGTTGCTACGTTCTCTTGAGCCTGTGTTCCTAGCTTAGCTGTCTCTTGCTGCTCTGCTATCCGGATGTTGTCTTGAACTAGCTCGTACTGTGTAAGGCCTAGGTTCTCTTCCATCATCTCAGCGATCTTCTTGCCTGAGATATGGGTAGATACT